TGTAGGTCTGGATACCTGGTGTCTGAAGGACACCGCGCAGGTTTTCGCCCGAGCCGTTGCCGTTCAGAATTTGGTTGTCTTCGAGCAAACGAAGACCGTACATGAGCTCGTTGTCGATGATTGAGCGCAACTGCGGCTCATCGGCGAGAACGTTTCTGTGTGCAGCTTCCCAGTGCGCGAGGGTGCGAACTGCTGCTTGCTCACCAACAAACTGGAATCCAGATGTTGGTTTCGCGGCGAAGGCCGAGTCATCGGCTGTCCGCTGAGCGACTGCCGCTGCGGCATTCGACGGTACCGCACTACGTGAACCACCGACGGTCGTTGCTTCTCCGAGAGAAGTAAAGCCGACTTGACGGAAGTACTCAATGACCGCGGCTGTCGTGGTGCGGGATGGGAACAAGTCACGGACACGCTTCGTGCGTGTCGGCGGTGTCACCATCGCATCGCGCTGAATTGTGCCAAAGCTGCCCGGGGTGCCGGTTGGCAATGCGGTGTAAACGTCCTTCTGGCTCAGGCCATGGAACGAGGCATTTGCTTGCCATGCGGCAACCATGTTTGCGCCATTACGGCCGTTTGCGAGTGACTTGAACTCCGGGGAATCCAGGAACTGTTCGCCAACAGTCTTAATTTCGCGTGACGAAAGCTGAGCGACTTGTGCTGATGCTGCCGCAAACTCGCCGGCAACTGTCGCTGCTGGAGCTGATGCCCACGCGTCGACACTGTCCATTGTTTGCATGCCATCGATGAGGCTTTTGATTTCCTTGATGTCAGTCATGTTCTTGTCAAACGCTGACTTCTGCTCGGTAGATACAACGACGGTGCCGTTCTCTACGACGAATGAATCGGCAATGGCTTTATTGTCGGCCATCTTGCCACGGAGAGCTGATTGCAGCTCGGTAACTCTTGCATTGTCTTGCGACATTTTGTGCTCCTATTTTTTTAATGGGTGGGTTGACTTGCTATCCGGCTTAGGTAAGCACCCAGCCCTACCTGTATACGGTAACAGAGAATAATTTCCCGTAGTGCAACTACTTTATTATCAACACTAAAGTGTGTAAATAATTATCCTAAATCTCGTTTTGATTTAGCTCTACGTGTAGTACCACTTTTCGCTTAAGCTTTGCCTTTTCTCTTGACAGAACCGTACGAACAACATTCTCCATAGCTCTGCGCTGATTTCGGCGACCAAGTGCGGTGGAACCAGTCCGAGACGCATAGTCTGACATATTCGTGCAAGGCATCCACACGATTCTCCCTGACGTCGAAGACCTCCTGCTTATCCCAATGCACCCCAGTTGACGTGACCTAAATCGCGCCGACTCGGGGTCAAGAAAAACATCGGGGTCATTGTCCCGTACCGATTCTGGGCCTTTGAAGTCGGCGGATTTTGACATTGCCGGTCCCGACACTAGCCCCCCGCCCTCAATGGTGCTAATTGACCCAATCGGCATCTCTCTCAGCATCTCCCATTCTTGTCGTTTTCTTTTCCCTATCTTTTTTCTTCCCTTTTTAGACAGTTGGGTCATTATTTCATGCGAAACGCAGGGCATCCAGCCCCCATCGTCATGCTGATGCGCACCGGAGCATCCGATTTGTTCCGCTAAACGAAGTGCCTCAATTTTGCCGGTCACTGTTGTGTTTTTTGACATGGTTATAACTTCCTAAGTCTTTTTTGCATGGCCTGAACTTTTCGTTTTCTCAATCCGGATTCTTCACCTTGATGCCCATTGCGACTAAGCATTTTGGCATGCCTGGCAGCCCGCCGGCCAGACGCCTGCGTTTTCATCTGCTCATTAGCCGAACGACCAAATCGCCTCATTGGGCCCTGACCACCAGTGTCCATCATCACCGCTGACGCGTATTCGCTTGCGGTACTCGGGAAGCGCTGTTTAAATACGTTGTTCTCCGAGCTAAACCCGTACCCGTTTTGCTTAATCTCCCCAATACAGGAGCTTATTCTGGCGTCAAGTTTAAATGTTCGTGCCTTGTATGCCACGGCGGATTTCTTTTGACCGGACCCAACGTCACGAATCGGAACCTCCATAATCCTATGAGCACCCGATTTCTCGGCCTGTTGCGTGCGTGTTCTACCGCGGAACGATTTATGGTTTAATGAAAGCCTACGCAAACCGTCTGCTATGCCGCTCGATTCCGGAGCATACTCCCCCATCGGCTGATTCGATTGGAAAAAGGTCTTAAACAGAGTCTCGCTCATTTCGGTAGACCGACTTCGCGTAACTCCGTCGGGGTAAACTACGGTGTCGCCATTCGCCAGGGCCTTCGATGCGATAGCGGCCCACTCTCTGCCGTGTTGATGTAGGCCATGGAACGTGACGTTGTCGTTGTCCGAAATGACTACGGCGTATGGGGTGTCACGTATAGCGTCACTAACTACTGAAAATGTTCTCATGATTCTCCTCGAAATAATTCCGCAAGCCTTCGCTTGCCGCCCATCAGGGTACTTAATCGACCGTCAAAAATTGTTTTGCGGATGGCCAGCGCGTGTCTTTCGTTATCGTTTAAAGCATATTTGTCAAGACTGCGTGCGTACTTTGCGGAATTCCATTTGCGCGCCGCTTCAAGCAGCGAAGCTATTATAAGCATGTAGGCCCGTTGCTGGTCTCGCGATAAATTGCCGTAGTATTCGGAATATTTTGTCATTCCGGTCAACCGATACAGTCTGTCTATAGACATTTCGGAGCGTTTTGTAATTTCGATTTTACTTAAATCGGTTAGTTGAGAGACCGTGTTGTTGGCGAGCATCGGTCGGGTGGCCCCATCCATTTCCATCGCATACACGGATGTAAGCGGACGGTCAATTTGGTCGGTCAGCATGTCCGCAATCATCATGCTGGCTACGTCATTCGGGAGGAGGCTTTGGAATGTGGCATCGGGGTTAAATTTCGACCCAGCAAGCGCGGTTTCCACATCCTCTCGGAAGTATTCTCTGCGGCCGTCAGCTTTCCCAACCGGGATAATACGCGGCGCGTTGAGGCCAAGGTGCCTTTGGACTGCCGCTGAGTACATCTCGTCGATGTAGTCCATCTCGCCCGGCGATGTGTGCAGCAAATAACGCGAGGTACCGGCCACCGACAGGGCTTCATGTCGGGAGAGTTTTTGCGTTCGAATACTTTGATTTTTAGACAATAACTCGGCAAGTATCTCCGGTGATATATCAGCAAGACTCCCGCCATCAGCGATGTGCGCGATGGCGGCCCCGATGCTGTCGATTAGTTTGGTTCTGTCGGTTTTGGCGACGTCCTTATCCGCATCGACGTCTTCCGGCGCGGCAATTTTGCCACCCTTACGGCGTTTAAATATTTCACTGACGGTTCCGATAAGGTCTTCGCTAAATCGAAGCCCGTTACCCGTTTCTGATGCAACGGCCTTGAGCCTGGCCAATGGGTCTTTTGAATTATCAATAGTCATAGATGAATTGACTGTTCGGCCCAATTTACGGCGCTCACCGATTTCTAGAAGGCGTACTTTCTCTAGGGTGAAAATTGAACCGTTGGGGGTGATGTACCTTAATGATTTTATTCCGGTATTCGACAAGAGCCCTAGCTCTTCACCGCCAATCTCCTCGGGGTTCATTACGTTGAGCAGGTATGTTCCATTTTCCATGTCGCGACTGTCCGGTATCGCCCGCAACACCTTAGCCGAGACGACCGGCTCCAGAACAAATCCATCTCGCCGAACTAGCCTGACGGCCGTACCGTTATGCGACCGCATCTGCCTGGCCATTTCCTTGATGGAAATATCGACGGCGCGTCCGTTGTCCAGAGACACGCGCGGTATCTGTGGCTTGCGTGTAACCGGGTCTACTATTGGCGTTCCGGGGGTGAGCGGCTTACCGTACGTATTCGCTCCAACCGCGTTTCTTCCAGCCCTACGAATCGCGCTGATTAGTAAGCCGAGCGGGGATGGTATGTCAAATAATTTCAGACCACATGTCGATAAACGCGAGTCGGTAAAACGTCCACCGTATTGATAACCCTCGGGACAACGGTAACCGCGGTTCGGCTTTGTTGGAAAAGACCCCGAGATGCTCGGCTTGCCGGGGGTAAGAATACGAGATACCGCGGAGCGGATAGGGGATTTAAGTGGGTCGGTATCTCCAGGGATGAGAAGAGAGCGCAAGGTCGACGCCACCCGAGCCTTAACCTGAATCCCCGATTCGATAGATACGCGTTGCGTATCCCTACGAGCATTGCCGTTTCGTTTTGATAGAGCCTTGTACGCCACGGTTTGGGGCGTGAGTTTTCGATATGAGCGAACAAACGATTTCTGGTCTACGGTATTTCCGTCTTTGTATACAACGCGCGTCACGGTGACGCTGGCACCAATCTCTACGCCGGGACAGCACGGCATGTCTGAGGTATCATTAATATACATTTTCACCACAGCATTCTTGTTCGAGTGATTTTTCCTGAGAAATATCCATTGTTTTCATTTCTCCCGACGAATCCTGGCCTTCGTGCTCCCAGTTGCCGGAATCTCTTAGCCAGCTACAAAATGTTGATTCCATTTCATTGAAGTCTCGCAGAACGTCCATGGCATGCTTAATATCAGATTCGGTCACTATATGCATCTCATCTTTTGATGGGGCCTCAAAGTCATGAAAAAAAACATCCTGTGGGGCATCCGTATCGTCCGACTTGATTCCGGAAAGCTGCCTCGGTGCGGAAATATTGCCCGACCGTAGATGTCTGGCAAACTCTAGATTTGTCCAATTTTTTTTGGTTAACTTTTTTAATTTATTTCGGCAGTTCTTCATCGTTGGGTGATGGCACCCCTCGTTCGGCCAAACACCAGTGGTTTCGTGGTGGAGCCATGCGCATATTCGCTCAAGTGGATACAGTTCCGGATGATTCGCGAGTATGACCCTGCATCTAGTAAAACCGCCTGGCTTTCTCATTATTGGACGCCAGTACCTTAGTAAACGCTCCAGATTGCCGCGTCTCGGTCCGTAGCCCCTCATGATGCCCCCAGTTACTATTTCTTGGGGGACTATTCCGCCCAACGGGCCTAATGCTTTGACCGAGGGCGTAGATTCCGGCAACAGGTTGTTTTCATTCATTACTAGTTGCCTTCTTTCGCACGGAATAGAGCCTTAGTCAGGGCCCATGACGCGTCGCGCTCCCGCAACGAGCGCATCCCCGCACTCGACTGTACCACTCTATGGCTATCAAGTGCTGCTAGTATGTCCTTGTTTTGGGGCTGCCTATTGAATACTAGTGCAACCTTGCTCTCAATTTTCTTCTTTTTCTGAGGGCCGTCTGTCTTCAGCACTACGCCCTCAAGCATATCATCTTCGACAATGCTGGTTTTGGCTATGAACGTGTCGTACCATTTTCCACGCGTGGGGTCTTTGGGGGCGGTCCATAGCGAGCGACTGAATTTTGACGTCAAGATTGGCTTTAGCCCGCGAGCCTTTGACGTCCACGCGAAGAAGTACACAGGGATAGATGACCCATCAGCCCTAACCACGAGGCCGTCCCGAGAGCCGGCCGGAGCGTCTATAACGTAATAGACCTTGTCGGTTCCCCGAGCGGCGACCAGAGCGGATTTCATAGAGGGCGTCCAATCAGATTATTGCTAGGTGATTTTCGCATTTCCTTTAAGAACTTTTTTGCTGATTCGTCGAAATCGGCGAATATCTGCTCTTTAAGTATGTCTTCGACGTTCTCCCTGCCTGTGGCTTTCTTGCTGTACGTTCGCGGGTTCTCGATGTTAAGACCTTGTGGGTGGGCGAACTTGACATACCCAATCCCCATTTTTTCGTAACGGCTCTTTATTCTCTTCGCGGCTCGATACTCGCGCAACTTCTGGCTGCCGGCGTTGTCGAGCGGTTTGCCGACACTCATAGCGCCGTACTGTAAAATCTCCTCGGGCGTGAAACCGAGTTTTGAAAGTTTGGCCGTAATTGTTGCCTCCGACATAACGTCATCTATATTTTCATTCTCTGCCAAGCCTTGGATTTTAGAGTATGGGTAATGTATCCCCTCTACCTCATCCTTATTGAAACCGCCAAGAATACTGGCTTCAAACATGTCGTAGTCACGTGTGTCGGCGGATGGGTCGGGTTTCCCAACTGGCCGCATCCGTCTGTCCCCGTCTAATCTCGCTCCGGCCGACGAGTAGTTATTATCAATCGACCCACCCAAAAGATTAATCATGGCATCCATGCTTTTTTCTCTACCATTCGTGCCGTCGAAATTGGTTAGGGCGTCAGTGATATCTTCGCGGTTCCGTGAATTCATCATTACGGGTCGATGCGCCGTTTGAACGGACTCGCCACTACCGTATGCGGTTCGATTGGAAACCCCCGACTTCAATACAACTTCAATTTCTCCGAGGCTCGTCAAACCATCACCGACTATGTCCTTGTCTTGTAATTCGAATATCGCATCTGGCCCCGTGTTTCCGGAACCCGACGCAAGGACGCGACGCTTTTTTTCTTCAATGTGTGATTTGTGGACCAAATACCCATTAACTGGCCGTGAATCAGAAGGGGTGCTTTCGTGTATCCCGATACGGTGTTCGTATTCGCTCTTGTAAGCGCCAGATGACAAGCGCCTCTTATCGCTAGCGCCAGTACCGACCATGCCTTCGGAGCGCGTAGGGGCTGTTTGTCCTTCTAGGGATTTTGTATTCTTTTTGCTTGCCGTATCCGGCATTCGGCCTGTTTCGGACAATGCTATAGAGGAGCGCCCCTGTGTTCTTGGGGATGTCGCACGGCCGGCTCCACTGCCTCCGCCGCCACGGATTTGGCCTATCGCGTTCGCCCCGCCGGGTGTTCTTAGTGATGTTCTTCGTATTCTGTCGCTCATAAGGGCTCCCTCGCCCGTCTCTCGTCGCGTTCTCCCCGCGTCCCTTCTGGCGGTGGCATCCAACATCAATTCTGGACGGTTTTTTAACCCTACGCTGTCTATCTTTATGAAGTGCTCATCGGCATACAGTTTTTCCACTTCCGCCGCTGCGGAATCGACAAGCTTCTGCTGCTCTATCTCAAACTCATCCTTGGTTATGCGTTCGGGCATTCCGTCGCCAACATACGCCTGGTCCGCTTCTCGCTCGCCACTAACGGAACCGTCGATTACCCCGATGTGCTTTTGATACACTCGGCCCAGATTCAGACCTTCGATGATATTCGTTTGGACCTCATTAACAAAAATCGGGAATTTTTCGTCATCCGATTGAGCTAGGCCCTGAACAAGCACAAGTGCAAATAATCTATGATGCCCATCGAGGGCGTATCCGTCATTTGTGGTCAAAATCGGAGCGTGCTGACTCGTTGGCTCGTCGATGTTGAAATATTTTTCCCGCCAGTCTTCAAATTCCTGCAATGTATGATTTGGGTTGTCTTTTTTGAATATTTCTCTCGCCGTCCTATAATTTTTTAGCATGTCTTCGGCCATCTTGTCGATTTTCGGGCCCAATATTTGCTGTTGCGATGCCCGCAGGGTCGCTGGGTCTAGTCGTCTGGGCACTACGGCGTTGCTATCACCGGCTGGCGAGTTCGTCACTACGACCCTATTCAGAAAATCTATAAATACGGCTTCCCCAAAAACGTTTATTTTATCCCACCTAGTATTATCGATTAGGTGTTTGAGTTCTTCGTCGGTAAGGGCTTGGCCTTCTCTGTATTTTTTTGCGAGTGCATTAAACGCCACAAGCTCCGGTGTGCCTTTCTCAAAACGGGAGGCCCATCCGCCAGGCATAATGCCGCTGGTTATTGCCCTCATGGCAATGGAATCGCGGCCGGTCAGCACGCCGCCAAGCTGCGGCATTTGAGAGCGGTCAATGCCGAGCGACTCGTGAGCAAAAATGTTTGTCCCGGCTTTATATAGTCTGCCTACGTCTATCTCTGCTAATTTCGATTTTTGTTCGGCGACTAAAGATGCGGACTCTTGTATCAATTTTTTTAATTCGTTTTGAGCGTTGGCCACCATTACTATCTGCTCGTCATTTTTGACGTTGACCTCATAACCGAGAGACAGCAACGCGAGAGCTTGTTCTACGGTGTCGGCTTCGTAAACCCGGCCTTTGGTTTTTGACACAAGTATCGATTTGGTGCGGCTTACCCTCAGCCCCAATCTTTTAAGTTCCCTTCTGTTCATGTCGTGAAGCCCGTGTCCGGCTTTTGTCATTTCCTCAATGACCTGGAAAGCTTTGGCGGCCGTGGCATCGAAATCTCTCGGAGGGGTCGGCTGCGCGCCGAGGCTCTCGGCCCTCTCGCCGGATTCATTTTGCGCATTCCGTCTAGCCAGCCGACGCGAACTATCTGACCCGAAATCAGCCTCGACTTCGTGGTGTTTTACAAAACCGACGTCAGCAAAAGTATTTAATTCGTCTTCGGTCATGCGAACCCGCGGGCGCCTGTCGAAGCCCTCATGTATATCAACGGCAGCGTCTTCCGTGGCCTTTGTAATCTCTTCCACCGTCTTGCTCCGTAAAATTATCTCGACGCGTGGGTCTATTTGGATAGGCCCACGCGTATCGTCTGCGGTGCGCAACCACAAATCTTCATCCGTAGAATCATCGGTTCCAGTTCCGTTGATTTCCCCTCGGAGCGTATCGACTATTGCTGACTGTCGTTTCTTTCTCGAAGTGGTGCGTCCTTCGCGGGTATCGGGTTCTCCGAGCGCGCTTCGTCCACTACTAAGTTTTTTAGCTCCCGACGGTGACATATCTATATAGATAACACCGTCTATGATTCTGGGTTCGTCGATGTAGTCCTGCGACACCGGTTCGCCAAATTTCCCGCCGGATTCGATAATCGCGCGTGTTGCGGTGACGTTTCTGTCGGCTATTGCTGCCGTCGTGTTGTCATCTTTGGACGGAGTGCTCAACCCATTCTTGCGCCGCATTACGGCGTAGTCGTCAGCTAGTCGTTGTAGGCGTTTTGAGCCGCCGGCCCCAACGGACTCAGGGTCCATAATCCGACTAGTATCTTTGACGAGGTCATCCATGACTTCCGCCGCATTTTTCTGTTCTTCTATCTGGGCGATAATGGTTCCATCTGGTTTAACCTCGATAATTTTTAATTTACCGGGGGGAAGTGTGAGGTTTTGGTTTTCGTCTTTGAACTTTGCGTCAAATGTCCAGTGTTGAAAAATCCCCCTATCGCCTTCGGCAACCTGTATCACTACCCGCTGTCGTCTCTTCCCTAACCTCGTTATGTCAGAACCGGATTCGTCCAACTTTGACCCACCGTCTGCGGGGGATTTTTTAGTGATGAGTCTGGCGGTCAGTAATCCGGAATGCTCGATGTTACCTGTCGTTATTGTTTCGCCAGTTGCGGGGTCAATATCTAGATGGAGTACCGCTTCGACCTCCAGATTATCTGGTATTCGTGATTCGTCAATGAGCTCCATGGCCGGAATTAGGATATGTTCGATTTGTTTTTCGAGCGAGCCTTCGTGACGACTTACGTTCTCGCTCTCCGCGCCGGAGACAAGACCCATTTTCTGTAGTCGACGGTGTCGTCGATTGATTGCATCAATGGCGTCTTGTTGGAATTCTGGGTCAAGCAAAAGACCTATTGCGGATTGGCTTGCATCTCCAAGCTCAACTATCGCATGACGTTGTTGTGGGGTTGCCTTTTGCAGAAGCTTGGCTCTTTGCTCATTGCTGTACCTTTGGGCGCCAACGTCTGTCGCTATACGGTGCACTTTCCTGAGCGGTCTCTCGGGACGAAGAATCAAATCAATATTCTTTTCCAACTCACGTCGTTGCTGAGCCCACGTACGGGAATCCCCACCCTCTTCTAATCTAGCTTTGTATGCGGTTTTAAATAATTTCACTTCTTCCAATAATGCGGAACGCTCGTCCGCCGGAAGGGACGCGTCTCTTAATTTGACTTCGTAATCAGCGAGCTTTTGGGTGATTTCTCCCACGTCCATTGCTTCTGACGCCAGCCGTACTTCCCTCATTCTGGCCTTACGGCTATCCTCCGCTAGGCGCTCAGGTGAGTGCAGACCCCTGTCCGTTCTGTGTTGGTCAACTTTTCGATTTAGATTTTTTTTGTCACCAGCACCGCCGACTCCGTATTTTTTGCGCCACGCGGATTCTGCTGCCCTCAAGCGATTTTGGTGTCTCTCTAGTTCGGGGGACGTTTCATCCGCGCCACTAATCCGAAGGGCGTCGACCCGGGCCTTCTCTAACGAAATTTCCTCAATGAGCTGCGATTCACTCATCGTGGAATATGTGTTTTTTAGTTCCTTGAGCTCGCGTCTGGCTTCGGCGGCCTCTCTTGCGGCCAGGTCTTCAATTCCCCCCGTGCCTTCTTCTGGAATGTTGAAATATCGCGCGGAATCTGCTTCGATGGCATCATAATCGGACAGAATTCGAGCACTTGCGTGTCTTCTGTCCATGATTGAGTCCATGTATTCCAGAGCCGCATCGATATCGTCGCCATAGATTAAACCGAGGTCCCTAAGGCTCCACAATTCAGCGGTAACCTCCATCGCCCAAACTTCCGTCTTGCCCTTCTCGTCGTAGTACTCTCGTGGATATTTGCCAGCCAAAAATGCCACCACGTCAAGGCGTGACAGAGCGTTTTGAAGGCTTTCCATGTCGATACCATCGCCGACGTCTTGGATAATCGAGAATATGTTGCTAGATGTGAGTTTTGTAATGTCTGAAACTTGCGACACTTTCCCCTTGGCATTTGTTACTTCAATAAATCCATTAGCGTTAATACGGGCTTTTATGGCCTCCCCGAATGCCGCAATCTGTATGGTGTGAGCGAATTCGTGTTTTGCTATATGACGCGCATAGGCGCGCGCCTCGACCATTGCCGCCATCTGTTTGGCGTTCACGTTTACGCTAGTCAAAAAGTCTGCGAGATGAGCGCCGGCTTCAGCGCTTGTTCTCGCCCCAACTACGTCAATGCGCGTGCGTTCGTCTGGTTTTAGCCCGGGTATTTCTTGCTCTTGATTTCGCATTATCGCTGTTAGGTCTATATTGATTTTACTCTGCAAGCCATTAGGTCCAAAAACTGTTGGTGCGGCACTTGCTTCGTCGTAGCCGTCTGTCCCCGGAACCTTCATTTCGTAGTTAATGGATTCGATTAGAGCAAAATGCCTCGGGTTCAGAGAATGCTCTTCCAGCAGTGCTTCTAATATCGCCCGCTCATTGTCGTACCAACGCTTAGTGTCCGCCGCGCGTAGTGCGTCTTGACGTTCTTTGGACAGACCGTGGAATCCGGAAATGCTTCTTAATCTCATGTTTATAATTCGGTCGACTTCGACATCACTGAAACGGTCATTCAACGCACCGACCCAAAGTCCGCGGCGCTTCAGTTCCTCAAAAGCCTGAACGACGTCTTCGTTTTTAGTCATAGTAGGAGTCCGAATGACTCCAAGACTGTCGTAAATCTTCTTAAGATTGCCGTCCTGCTGCGCCAGGCGCTCCTGTGCGCGAGCCATGCCGCCGACGAACCACGCGCCATCGCCCTCTTGGGGGATATCTCGCCACTTGCGAATATTCTTGATTTTGTTCCCGTTTGCGTCATACCAAACCGTTCGAGCAAACAACGCGCCATAGCGTCCTTGGTCTACGTCAAACAGGAAATTACTAACGTTCTTGGCCGTGTTCCTAAACGGGGTTAATTCTTTTTCGAATTTTTGCGCCATATCCATGGCGTAGTTGGCAATCTTGCCTGCTGAAACACCGAAGCAGTTCGAGCCGAGGGCATCCGTAAACTGATTCGCTGCCGGCGTTCCTGGCGGGCAGCGTAATTTATTCAGTTCATCTCTGATAATCCCCAGCCTCCCAACAGCGCGCTGCAAGAGAGACCCACCGGGGACTAGCTTTTGAAGATTGTCCCCTAACGATTTTTGTTCCAGGGGTAAATCCCCAGCATCAACGCGGGTTGGACTTGGGTGCGCATTTACGTACAGCGGGTCAAGTTCTTGCTCTGTTTCAAGGATAATGTCATTGGTTCGCGAATTGACTTTATATTTTCGCATCCGAATCCGTGGAGCGGTTTTTTGATATTCCTCGTACTCATCGATGGTTACCGACTTGGCTTTTTTCACCCAACCAAAGTTTGGTTCTTTGGAATATGATTCCCTACTGAAAGCGGATGGGAATAGATTCAGCACCATTCCATCATCGGCCGTGGCGTTGGGGAGGTAGCGATAGCCTCCCGGTAGTTCGATTAGCCCGGGAGGTGCGCCGTCTGTCGAGCGTTTCTTATTATCGGTATCCGGTGACGTAGATTTACCCGTGCCGCCAATCGAACTGCCCAGATTAGCGGCTTTCGCCGACACGTTAGCGTCAAGGCGCGGCGTATCCATCGATAGCAGCACTGCTTTTTTGAAATTAATCGCAGAGTCGTTAAACGACTTTCTTCCGACCAGCGGGGAGACGAATCTGTTCGATACGATTATCCGCGTTTTATAGACCGGCCCACCCGTCTTCATGGCGGTTCCGCTTTCTGTTGATTACGAGTTATTATCTATTTCTAGCAATTGGAACTCAACGAGTTGTTTCAAGAAATCGCCATCAGTATCGATGTCTGGTGCTGATTTCTCCTCCACGCCAGCCACCCATGTAGCCGGAATTAGGTTCACCATATCGAGGTCCGTTGCGCGCTTCATGATGTGATTGCGGGCAGCGGTCTTGTCTTCCGCTCTACTAACAGACTGAATCGCGTTACGCAAATCCTCTTGTGACTTAATTGGGAATGAACCATCCGCCATAGCGGAACCCTCTGCCGCCATTTGGGTGCGAATTTCATCACTAAAAGCTCTCTTGAGAGCAATTTCTGCGGCTTCCGCTTCAATCTCTTCGGCCTCATCTTGCTCGTACTTGTCGTAGCCGAGGACTTCGCCGTCGAGAGAAACGAATACGTCGTATGACTTGCCGTCAAACGCATCGATTTCCACCGCGTACGCATCGAGACCCTCAAACGTGTCTGGCTCGACCGCAACTACATGTCCATCAATTGACTTGACGGCGATTTCTGCGGCCTCATTGAAGCTAATCAACTGGACCTCATCAATTGCGGATTTCTGCTCGAAGATATTGCTATCAAGCTTGTGCCAACCCATAACTTCGCCGGATGTACCGTCAACGAAAATCTCGACAGCCTTGCCGTCTTTGACTTGTACGTCAACCACGAACATGTCGGCGTCTGCGGAATAACCGGAGTCAAGAACGGTGCCACCGAACATATCCTCAGCCAGGCCCTCGACATGGAGCAGGCTGGGCATTCCTTTTTCGGCCATGCACCCACCAGGGCAGTCGTCACAAACCGACGCCCCACCGAGAAGTGACTTGCGCTCAATGGCGCATATAAAACCGTCTGAACCAAATTCGTCACTTGACAGACCTAATGATTCCAGTCGGAGTTGACGGAAAACGTCCATGCCTGATTCATCGGACTTCTCTTCGACATCATCATCGATGTCTTCCCCAACTGGGTCGCCGTATTCATCTACGGCAATTTTCTTTTTCTTAGACGACTTCTTTGGCGGGATTCTCCAGTTTGAGCCCTTTTCGGCCAGCTCCTCCTCATCGTCGTCGTCATCGTCATCGTCATCGTCGATGTCTAGTTCCTCGTCCTTGGCGACGGGATTGCCCTCTTCGTCCAATTCCTCTTCCGCTTCCTTGACGACGGGATTGCCCTCTTCGTCCAATTCCTCTTCGTCGGTCTTTTTGAGAATAGGATTACCCTCTTCGTCCAATTCTTCTTCCGAGCCGTCGATGTCCTCGTCTAATACTTCGCCCTCTGGCTCCGCTGCATCGGGGATGACAAGCTCTCGTGGCTTGAGTTTCTTTTTGGCTGCTGGAACTGGTGTTTCTGTGTGCCCTGTTTCGTATGCTTTATCTTTCATATCGTCTTCCTCGGTGCTCTCCATTGGGGCTATTTTGACACGTACCGGCGCTGCGCCGCATTTTCCACAAACGGCAGCACCATTGACGAAGCCGCAGTCGGCAGGACTCAGTAATTTAGCGCATGTTATGACGTTGCCATCCGCACCAATACCGACCATGCTTTTATCGTCAAACTTCATAAGACCGAGCTCCTTAAAAGACAATTGACACACTGGCCGCCAGAGCCAGCGCTATTACCGTAAACCTTGTTTCCTAAAGTATAACCTACTACACAGTTATCGTAAGAAGTATCAGTTTTGCCCATGGTGTTCAATCCTTGAATTCTTCTAGCGACGCTTAACAGTGGAATCGTGGATTTGCATTAAGCGTGTCCACTGGCCGGGCGACAGTTTGCCGTTTTCCTCGAAGGCGGCCAGCATCGTTTTAGCGAAATTGCTCCACTTACCACCGTTCTTTGCCCAAGAGATTAGTTCATTCTGCATTTTTGGGGTTATATTCGTTGCCGGCTTTGCCCCGGACGCAAGCTTATTCTGTTTAGCGGCTCGCGCTCTAGCCTGTGTAGCCAGGCCCCTACTGAGGCCGGCTTTCTTGATTCTGTCATCAATTGCATTGATACGCCTGTTCAGCTCGAACCCGCGGGCGCCGGTAAGATTCCTAGCCTCCACGGTGGCGCCAGAGCCAAGTCTGTTTCCGCGGGACGAAGAACCGAACACCCTACGGGAGCCGCTCGTCGACGCCCTGCCGCTGCTTAGCTTCTTGGGTATGCCGTTTTCATCACGGGGGAATATTTCGTCAGGGACGTAGTCTGTTGCAAACTTTTCATTAATCCTGCCTACGACTGCGCCTAGCTCATCGGGGGAGTAATGCTTAGTGCGGGCATCAACCGCGAGTGGGTCTGGCTTTGCTCTCAGTTTTTTGATGAGTGCAGCTATGTTCTTTTCGCCTACGATAAAGTCAAGATTAGGAGTACCGGCGACTTTGTGCCCCTTTTCCCTGAGGAAATCCTCAATCCGAAGGAACAGATAGGGCTGGGGCGCTTGCATGTCGAATGTTTTGCCGACCTCACCAAAAAGGGTTTGGGCATTCGGGATAGTGCCCCTGGCAATGAGGCCTCGGAGGACCGCGGGGTTAAGACCGTTCTTTACGTAGTTGTTAATGTCGGCTTTGCGTAATCCGGTCTTTTTTTCTTTTTCTTCCATCGTGTCATCGGGCGAGAGCTCCAAGAATTCGTAGAGCCTTTCCATTGGCAGTTTTTTTGAAGTTATTGCCGCTTCGGCAGTTACCACTTTGGGCGTTGGTCGCTCGGCCCTGTCAGGTAGTGCGACGGGCGCCTCTAAATCACCAGGCTTATAGCCACTACCGGTCCGCACCTCCCCCCGCCTGTTGCGGTCTACCAATCTGTCGTATTCCTTTTTGCTGAGTGCCTCATCGTCGATATCGTACCAATACGGGTACGCATTAAAACCCCACGTGGCCTCAAGTCTTTCCTGCATTTCGTAACCATGTAAGTTTTTGTCCCCAACTGTTTCCATTACGTGTTCGACCATGCTGGACTTAATGCCTACGCCGGGCTCGCTGAGACGCCTTACATTTTTCTCGCTAATATTCAAAAGCTCCATGACCTTCGCGTCGCTCCACGGCTCGCCCGGGATGCGCTTGCCATCCCCGTCTACGGTGCTGTCTCTGAGCAGGTCTCTAAACTTTTTTGCATCCAGATACCATGGCGTATCAGCGTTGCCGTCGTACCCGTCGTTGTCAGAGAGTTTTCCGATGAAGTCCGTTTGCCTGTCGGGATTAATGTCGCTTTTCCCGATACTCCCGATGGAGTCCCCCGTTAGGCCCTCGGGGATAAACCATGGCCTCTGGGCTGGCGCGGTATCATTCTCGGTCGAATTAAACCCACCACTACTAAGGCGTCTATTCAGACGAGCGGCCCGACCTGATGAGAATGTATCACCGTCGGTAAATTCATCAGTAGACGGTCCTGGCTTCTTTTTCCCCTGAATTGTTTGCGCCCGATTGCGACGGCCATCAGCGAACAACTGACGCTCTTCCGCCGATGCTGGGCGGCGTCGTGCGTTCGCGGAAGGTTTTTTCTTCTTGCCGGAAGATAATTTATCCGCTGCTCCAGCACGCCGCGCGGCACGCCTGCCCGATGAGAGCCTGTCATCTCCATCTGGGACGTATTCTAGAATCCACTTCAAACTGCCAGGGTCCAATTCTGATGTGGGTCGAGTTAACGCAACATACGCAATGCGGTATTCCTCTTGCGTTGGCATGGTTATTGCGCCGGTCACTTTATTTTTTCGCGGACCCCAGAAATCTTTCCATATTTTGACCTTGGGCCACTCCCCGCCTTTCGACGTATGGGCCGTAGTGATTTCTACGTCTATCGGGTCGTCACTAGGGCCGGCACTCCCTATTTCCCTGACTCTACCGAGGAGGTCTTTTAGTTTATTGATACCATCTACGCCCTCGCCCTGTTCCAGCACTATCGCTACCAGCGTTGCCAGTTGTGGCTCATCCCCCTTTTCGACCGCATCCAAGACCTCTTTCCACGACTCGTACCCGACTAGGTCGTCGCTTTGCTTTTCTGGCTTGCCACTCCTCTTCAGTACGAGGTGTTCGGCGTGCAGGATAAACGTAGTGAGTTTTGTTTTGAAATTCTTAGAAACGCCTACCGTGCGACCTTTTGCCAATTCCGACCGAATAGCATCAAGCGCTCCACCCCTAGTGCGGACTTCAATTACGTCGGCGTCTTGCATATCATAAACAATCTTGCCCCCCTTCCCTCTGCCAATAACACGTAATTCCGTTTCGTTGGCAATTACGAGAAACTTATTAGCAAAATCAGCAATCGCCTGATTGAATCGCCACGATTCCGTAAGTGGCAAATCGTAGGTTGCCTTCACCTCCGACAACGTATCGGTTGCGCCTCGGAACCCGTAGATGGCCTGATTCGAGTCTCCAACGTAGACTTTTTGAATTGTCTGCTCGCGTATGACCCTGGCCATAACGGGGTTTATGTCTTGGGCCTCATCGAAAAATACAATATCGACGCCGCTACCGAATCCATTTTTTGAGTTCGGAATTTCTTCCGAGAAATCCGGCCGCGAAAGCGCCCACATCTTCGTCCAATGGGTGAAGTCCGCATATATCTTTCCGTCAGGGTCATTCAAATCATTCCAGTACTTTTGGGCAAATTTGACTAACACCTCAGGAAGTTCAAACTCATCCCAGTTTACGCCGTCGACCTTGCCTGATGCCTTCCGTTGGATTGGGGCGAAATGCTTTGCCGAAATTTCATCGTCCTCGCTGATGGAATAATGCTTGACGGCGTGACTGAGCGCCCTCACGATATCCTCTTGGGTTAGTTCTTTCTTCTCGCCGCCGCCTTTTCTTTCAATCAATATGCCCTTAACGCCGAGGTATCCCGCTATACCCTTCAGGTTTCTCATCCCCTTCTCTTTTTTCGCTAATAACTTCTCGTTTACATTTCTTACAAACGCCCAAGCGAGTGCGTCGCCGGTGCGAACCTCGGTATTGCTCGGCATAGCGCCCTTGGCGCTTAATTCTGCGGATTTATTGAACGCAAGATAAATGATTCGCGTTTCCGCGGATGGTCCGCCCGTCGCCAAACGATTGGTCAGATTTTGTAATTTCTTTAAGACTTCCCGTTCGTCGCTATCATCACTTAGCGGCACGAACCATTTCTTATTTGCGCCATCCCATTTCCCGCCGGCCTCTTTTATGCGGTCCTTAACAAGGAAGCCGTTTTCGATTTCGATTCTGCCCGGTTTTATCGTATATTTCTGCTTCTGCGTCAACATGCCAGTCGCGCCCATTTTTACTGGCAGGTCACCCGTTTTCGTTGGTGGGTCGTTTGTCTTCGTTGAAGGCTCTTCTCCCAGAAAGCGACGCGCGATGTCGCCGAGAGTGCTAGTCTTGCCCGTTCCGGCCAGGGCCCTAACAACTACGTCCGCACCAGTCGCTACAGCATTCGATATTGTTTTCTGTTGAGGACTCGCTTCATATTTATCGGTTGGAAATTTGTATTCGGGCAGGTCTTCTAGGCTGACGATTCTTCTACGCGGGCGGCCGCCTGAAGAAAGTTTGTCCCCGGACCCCAAATCAGGTGTTACTATTTCCGCAACATCCGGGGTATCTGCTTCTAATCCGCCCTCATCTTCTGACTTAAACAACCTTGTCATGCTCGGAGACAAGCCCATTGCGTAATTGAATGCGTCCTGAGCTTGCTTCATAGCGCGTCGCAGCGCGGTTGGGTCACTGCGTAGCGCCTTCAGCCAACTCGCCAAATATGGAGCGTGGTTATCCTGGATGTCCGGTTCAACCCCATGTGCCGCAAGGAACATTGACGACGCTATTTCCGCAATCAATTCCTCATACGCGTACTCAGGACTGCCGAATTGGTTCATGTTTGCGCGCTTTAATCTTTTTTCTCCACCCGTCCAGTGCATCAATTCATGCGCAACCGTGCCGTAGTACCCTCTGGCGGTTTTGAAATCGGCAAACGCGGGAACAGTTATGGCGTCGTCGCTTGGTCGATAGAACGCCCTCGCGCCGCCGTGATTAATCGTTGGCGCTATTTCCGAGAGTGTCTTTTCTAGGTTCTCGACCCGTGTTCCTTCGTCGAGTTTTACAACCACCCCATAGTCATCAGGCAAACCATCAACCTCGTCGCGGTTGAAAACCCGAATTACCTTCCACGCCATTCCGCCGCGCTTTACTTTGTCGCCCAATGCAGGGTCGGCAGCACCATCCTTATCCTTTGGCTTAAACATAATCGGTACCAAAATTGGTACGCCCTTAGCGCCCTTGCGAACCTGGCCGCCCACTTTTTCCCATTGTCCATAGCCAGCCCACTGTGTACTTGCGTAACCGCGCTCCGACCCAATGATGGATAGCGCCATGTAGTTGGTGCCGGTGTATGTTTTTTTCGTGGTTGGGTTGTTGGGCATCGAGGTAACGCGCCATGGCATCTTCCATGATGTTGGGTCAGCCTTCTCGATGGCATCAATCAGTTGCGCATTCAGGAACTCAAACATTTCGTCTTTGGTTTTGATGCCAGTTTCAGCACCGTACGTGAACCCTGACGACAAACGGTCACCAGGGTAGATTCTTTATTTGTCGCCTTCAAGCGTGACTATTGAATCTTCGGGTAAATCTTTGAATGGGGATAGTGGGTCGTCTTTGAATTTTGGGGTTTTCCCTGACGAGAGTTTTTTTGCTCCCGTCCACTGTGTTAAATCGGTGTCTGGCGTCCATGTTGTCCCATCGGGCATAGTCGCGTCCTGTAAGTCCGCTTTAGCCAAGTTCGCCCCAGCCAAGTTCGCGTCAGTCAGGTTCGCTTTAGTAAGGTTCGTGCGAAACAGGTCCGCGCCAGTCAAGTCCGCCTTAGACAAGTCCGCGTTTTCCAAGTTCGCGCCAGTCAAGTTCGCGTTAGTTAAGTCCGCGCCAGTCAAGTTCGCGCTCCTCAGGTCCGTGTCATACATAATCGCGTCACTTAAGTTCGCACCAGTCAGGTTCGCGCGAGCCAAGTTCGCGTTAGGCAGGTACGCTTCGGTCAGGTTCGCGTTACGTAGGTTCGCGCGAGCCAAGTTCGCGTTTTCCAAGGTCGCGCCAGTCAGGTTCGCGTTAGTCAGGTTCGCACTAGTCAAGTTCGCGTTTTCCAAGGTCGCTTTAGTCAGGTCCGCTTTAGTCAGGTCCGCTTTAGTCAATTTCGCGCGTCTCAAGTCTGCATCATTCAATTTCGCCCCATTCAGTTTTGCACCATTCAGTTTTGCAAAACGCAAGTTCGCGTCAGCCAAGTTCACGTCAGTCAGGTCCGCGTCAGTCAGGTCCGCGGCCTCCAGGTTCGCGCCCGGCGAAATATCGACTTCAACTCCGTTAATCATCTTGATATTTGTCCCGCCAGAAGAGAATCTGTCCGGTTTCGTCCACTTTGTCATGTCGGTGTCTGGCGTCCACTTTGTATTATCGGGCATTGTTGCGCCAATTAAGTTTGCGCCAGTTAGGTTCGTACCACCCAGTTTCGCTTTGCGTAAGTTTGCGCCCTCTAAGTCCGCACCGGTCAAATCCGCATCAACTAGGTCAGCGCCATTCATTTGCGTATCCGTCAGATTGGCGTTAATTAATTTCGCACGAGTAAATTTTGCGCCTATCAGGTTCGCGCCGTTTAAGTTTGCTCCCTCTAAGTTTGCAAAATATAAGTCCGCGCCGCCCAGGTCGGCATCGCTTAGGTCTGCATCACTCAAATTCGCATTAACTAGCTTCGCCTCAGTCATATCTGCGCCAACCAAGTTTGCACCCGATAGGTCTGCGCCGCCCATGTCTGTGCGGCGCAAGTACGCACCCTTTAAGTTCGCGCCCTTTAAGTTTGCCCCATCTAAATCCGCGCCATCTAACTCTGCCCCCGGCGAAACATCAATCTTGACTCCGTTAATCATTTTGGAGTTCTTCTTACCGGAAGATGACTTGCTTGTTTTCTTCCGTTTAGCGGCCGGCAAAGGTTTTTCGCTATTCTCGCCTCTTCTGAAGTCTGCATCAGCCCATTTTTTCGCAGCAGAAACGCTTGCGAATATTTTGTCGTGTTCGTATTCCTTTGCGTCCTGCCCAGCGTTTCTCTCAAAATCCCAATGCCTCGTAACGGCCCATTTGCCCTTGCCCACATTGCCTATTTGGTAAGCGACATCTTTGCCCTGTGGGTATATCTCTATCCCGTCATCGGTTTTTTCCCAATCGCCGTGGTTCTCAAGAGTGTCAGCAACCTTGTCGGCTTTCCCTGACGAGAGTTTCTCTGGTTTATCGACGTTGTATTTATTAGCCAAATCATTTCGTGCGTCCCATAGGGCGTTTTCTTCTTTGCCAAGTACGAGCTGACCGATGTCGGCGCTGTTCATCGCGTCGTCGTCGCGTTGGGCTGAAAGCGTTTTGGCTCTGTCTATGGCCGTTAAGCGTTCTCGGATTGCCTTAGCATTCTGTTCCAGGCGTAGCAGTCTGCCGTCAGCAGCGTCTTGCGCCTTGATGTGCTCAGCCGAACTCTCGTACTCCTTCAGCCTGGCCTTCAACATGCCGTAGGAACCACTTCCCAGTGCGGCTCGCGCGTCAGAGAGTGCGTCGATGTGGTCTTCGAAGTCTTTCTCGGAACCTGTCAAGACATCAAACGCACGTGATGTGTCGTAACCATTTTTTTCAGTTAAGCCAGCAGCGCCAAGCATGCTCGCGATTTCGCCCATGATTTTACTGCGGAGTTTTGGACTACGTGAAATTTCATCATGCATGCCGTCAAGCAGGTTCGGTCCGCCATCGGTTGTTTCTAGGTCGAACCTGCGATAGTCGGACCCTATGTTGCCCGAAGGTGGTCTGTCTGCCTCTTCTTCTGGAGCGTCAATCTCTTTGCCCGCGCCCGAAGATAATCTGGGTTGCGTGGATGGATAATTAGCCCGTCTGGCCGTATTCTTTTTCTTTTTCTTATTTTCTCTATTAAATTCTCGACCAGCACCAATTCGGGCAATAAATTCCATACCAGCATTAAATCCTGCGGCGTTATGCGCGCTGGACAGTTTTCCTGTTGACTTAGGGTTTTTGCCCCTAAGACTAGGGTCATACCTGTCCATCAAATCGCCCAATCGTTTGACTCTGTCCGATGGCCACGTAGACGTATCTGGAGCGTTGGTTATTACTACCTCTTTGAAGCCAGCCTCTACGCCGTTCCACTCATCAACATCATCTCCGCCCTTATGCGCGTCAACAAACCTGCTGACGGAATTGAGTAGGTTTTCGTACCAGTCCGCGTACTGGATGGATGATTTTTGTTTCTCGTTAAATTTCTCGGGACGCGTTCTGTGTCCGCCAGTGCCATCCCACATCAAACGCCCTTGATTGAATCCGATTTCTCTGCCACGCAAATAATCTGGACTCCTGTTTTTATCTCCCGAGTATCTAGGGATTTCGGTCCAGCCGAAACCATCTTTTCTCCACGTGTCCGCAGTGGCATCATGGGCGAGACGTTTTTTATTTTCCTCGGAATTTGGGAAGGTCCGTTCCATCTCCGCACTACGGTCAGCATGTCGTCTATCGGTTTTTCCCGACGAGAGTTTGATTCTGCTGGCCTCATCGTCGTCCCTGTCTCCCCTGTCCCCCGCGGCTTCCGCTTGACGCAATCGAGCACTGCGGGCGGCAGAATCACGCTGGCCACGCTTTTTGTCCGCAGCATTATCGTCGCGCGCGGTTCTTCCGGTGGCGGCATCTCTTCTCTCGCGTCCCCCTTCATCGTAACGACCGTAGAGGGAGTGCTCCTCCTCTGTCATGTCACCAAATTCACGCGACAGGTTATTACCCCTTGGCTTACGTTCGGGGTCAGTAGTTGATGAAAGTTTCGGCTTCTTTTTTTCATCTTTTTTGATTGCCCCAGAATCCGGTTTCCCAGATGTCGCGGCAATAGCTTCCTGCGCGGCGGACGCTTCACGATTATCGATTGAGCCCGCACCGCCGGGAGTCGGGTCTGGCTGTTCCCAACCGGGAATGCCGTCGAATACCGTGCCGTCTCTGTTGCCGTCTTCGCGCGTCATTGGGTTCGTGTCGCCCTCGGGCATTCCGAAGTTGAAACCACGCCCACGCTTGCGTTCTCCACGCAAGTTTGGACTACCCACCCTCCCTGCCCCGATGTTCGGACGGACAGCAGAGAGCGCGCGTCCAATTGTTCTGCCGAGTCCCTTGGTGGCGAGAGATACCGCATCCGCAAAGTCTTTGGTCACTCCAGACGAAAGGACAATGCCCTCTGGTTCCACTCTGGCTTCAATTCTGTAATAATCCAAAATAGGGTCTACCAGGGATTTAACGGCGTATGCATCTTTTATGGCAACGGGAATGATGTAGGGGATGCTGGTCGGATTATTGCCCGTAACAACACTATCCAAAAAGTCCGTTTCCGTTACTTCGCCAAAATCAAAAAGCGACTTATATCCATTACGTTTGCGTACCCGCTCGATAGCCGCCGCGATATCGATAGGCTTAGGGGTGTTCTCGTACCGTATTTGCGGCAGTACAACAGTTTCCATGCCCATAGGCCCTGGCTTGACAACAGTAGGCACCGACAGGGCGACACGGTTTACCTGCACCGGCGCCACAACAACGACCGGCGCCACTACTGGGGCGAGGGGCATTTGTGGTCTTACCGGCACGGGCGGTAGCTGAGGGCTGACACTTGGTATTACCGGCGTAACGGCTGGAACATTTATCCCGGGCGTAGTACGCTCTGGCCGAGCGAACATAAAAGTGAGACCGTCAAAGTGATAGCCGCACCTGTAGGTCACGACATCACCGTTCGCGGCCATACGGGTAAACACGACCGCTGCTTTTTCCAACGAGATTACGTTAATAATCGAACCACTACGAGCCGATAATTCGTTCCCAATTTTAATTGCTACAGCGTCAAACGTGTTGTCCTGAACCGGAATATGTTTTTCCTCGACTGGGGCGCTGGATTCGTCTTTAGCAAGGTCACAGGCTCCATCGGGGCAATCTGCGTGACCAATTTCTATTGCAGTCTGGTCGTCCTTGACCGATATTGTTGCGGTCATCTGGTTTGCGCCGTGGAGAACAGGGCTTACTTCATAGAGTTCGACCTCGTACAACATATTCGCCTGGAGCACTGGGTCCTGTTGCGAGCGTAGCGTTTTGTAACCAATAGACCATTCTTGTTCCTCGCCGAAAAAGGCAACGTTTGCAAATGCTTCACGACCCCTCTCGGAACCGAGATTAAACTGAACCTTTGCGTACAGCCCTCCGACCCCAGCAACTCGCATTTTTGCTGGCAAACGCGCATCATTCGCTGGGACTTCATATATTTCTAAAACTTTGCCAATTGGTTCATTCCAGACGTGACCCCAAACCACGCGAGGTTTCCGACGTTGCAGGCTCTTTGTGAACGCTCCCGACACGCAAACGTCCCCGACAGAGTCCTTGTTGCCAATGCCGGCAACGAAACATTCAACAATTCCCTTCGCGGTATCGAAATTAATCGGACCCGAGTTGGATTTATAGTGTATGTCTGGGAAGTCTGTAGCGGGCATTTTTCTCCTCGTCGCCATCTTCTAGAATAAACGAGAGAACCGGTTCGCAGCGCAGGTATTGCTGTTTATTACGATAGTTTAGCGAAACTATTTATCGTGGTTTACTGAAATTACAAATTGCCTTTTCCGAACGCCCACGCCCTGCGCGTCTCTTCTTCGCTTACATCTTGCTGCTGCTGAGACAAAATGCCTACATATAGTCCGTTAACCGAGGACTTGAAAGCCGACGCCCGCTCCTCCAAGTCAAATATATTAAATGAATTGAGCATCATATTGGAAATCGCCGATTGATTGCTTGTGTTTAACTGCTTTATGCGGTCCATTTGTGAATCGACTTGTACCCGTATGTCTTCTTGGGCCTTGGTGGAGATGCCATCCTCTGCCGTCTTGGTTTCGGTTGATTCCGCGGACAGATTCATCGACTCCTGAATGATTGCCGATATGACCGGACGAATGTCCTCGTCCATTTGTCTATTCCATAAATCGGAGTTCAAAATGTATTCAGCGTCGAGGGTTCCTGCAAATAGGGATTTCTTAGACTTTGCACCCGATATTTTTTCTAACACGACCCTCTGCTGACGCTCGACGACGCGCTCCAGACTCCGCGCCAAGATTTCTTCCCATCGTCCAATTGCCGTTGTTTCTTTGGCAAATGTGTCCGATTTGTGCATTATTCCACCCGTCTGCGCGCTGGTGGCACCGGCTGGAATCGGCGCTGCGGTATTCGCTGGTGCTGCATCCCCTGGAAGCGCCTGAGCCAAATCGCCAGCAGGAGGTGCTCCTTCGGCCGCAAGGGCGCCCTGCATGGTATTCGGGTCGACTGGTGCCTCTGGCGGCAATCCAGGTGGTGCTTCTGGTGGCGCTCCTGGTGGCGCTCCTGGTGGCGCCCCTGGTGGTACACCGCCCATCTCCGCCGTTGGAACTACGTCCATTTTCTTTTTGGTATTTGCAATTGGTATCAGGTTTGGATTCATGAGCAGCGAATCCGCCAAATCGGCATCGGTCTCTTTTCTGCCAGAACCAAGCCTGTATTCGTTATTGCTAATCAGGCCGGTTTGAAACTCCTGGAGCAAATATCGTTCTCTCTCTTGCTTGTAGAGCATCAAAATTGGAACTTCAGTTAAATCGAAATCTATATAATTCTCATCGTCTAGCTCGTCAAGTGCCCGAGCAAGCGGTTCGAGGTGGGGCAACATTGTCTCCATCCAGAACACCCGTATTTCCTCCGCGGCGTTCGAGAACGTACGGCCGCTTGCGTTTCCAATTACCGACTCCGGCACGCCGAAAGATGCGAGTATCTCCTCTTTTGTTAATTGACGCATTTGGACATACGCGGCGTCACGGGGGGATGCTGACGTGTCTATGTAATCAACACCATCATCAGACGCAATGACCGTCGTGTGGCCGGTTCTGGAGATATTGCCGCGGAATCTATTGCGCAACTCCTCTTTATCCGGCTCTTCCATTTCCCCACGGACAACCAACAAACCGCCTGGTCTTCCGTCGTTCAGAAGATAGTTGCGGTTGTAGATTTTCGCCAAATTCTCGATTTCTATGGCAATTCCGCATGATTCAAGGGGTGTTAGGGATAGATACGGGTCGAGTGGGTGTGGGCGCCTTACCCAAACGACATCCCGTGGTGGCAGGATGATTTTATCTCCATTGGGCATTGCGACTTCATATCCCGAAACAAACGTTTTTGGGTGCGGTATCGGAGCGGTGTGCTGTGGCGGCAATAGGCTCAACGCGATAACCCCACCGTCCCTGCCGCGGATTTTCTCAATGAAAACGCCACGGGTGCCAAGAAGCAGTTGTGCGGACAGTCTGTAGCGAAAAATGAAAGAATTTTCCCCCATGTTCGCCTTGGTATTTAGAATCTCCAGAATATTTGAGCGTTTAGCTTCCCTGCCGGTAACAATCTCACCGTCTGGGGAGTTGTCCTTTCGTAGCATGACAGGAAGTCGCGCCTGGTTTCCGGCAATCGCGTCAACACACCTATTAACCCACGTGACCTTCTGCATGCCCTCTTTATAGGCTCGTTCGATGTCCCAATTATCCCTGTAGGGCTTGCCCACAAAGGACGGGTTGTTGGCGACGGGCATGCCAGGGCCAAGTGATTTGCCACTCGCGTTATTGAGCGATTTGTTGCTCGATTGATTCCATGCCATATTTACTCAAGACCCAATAGGAAGCCAAAAACACCACACGAGATTCCTGCCACGATAAAACCGGCTGGGACGAATATCAAACCCGTACCAACACTGGTAAACAGTATAAATGAAGTTAGCAGCCCGTAGGCGACAGTTTGGCGCTTAAATGCCGCCCTGATTCTGGCCATTCGGGTTTTGAGTCTGGCTGTAAAAGTAGGCACGGATTTACATTAGCGCACTTTGGTATCATTATACATTACCTATTGTGAACTAGGATGAGTTAATGGAGCAGAACTGGCAGGAGGTACTCGAATACCTCACCCCCAAACCGGCGCTGTACTGCCCCGAAACTGCCTCGATAAATCAACGGGTCTTCCTGCGAACCAACTCGATTGAGGCTCTATATGGAGGAAGTGCCGGAGGTGGGAAAAGTTCGGCACTTTTAATGGCGGCGTTGCAGTATGTTGATGTGCCAAATTATTCGGCCATTCTTTTCCGTAGAACATTCGCCGACCTTTCGCTTCCCGGCGCACTTATGGACCGCTTCCGGATGTGGGTTTCGGCGCATGAGGAGGTCCACTGGAACAACAATAGTTTCATCGCCACATTCCCATCTGGTGCTCGCGTAACGTTCGGTTACCTTAATAATAAAGATGACTATCTGCGATACAAAGGCCCCTGCATAAAGGGAACAGAGGTTTTAGCTACTTCTGGATGGAAGAAAATAGAAGATATCGAAGTTGGTGAATTGGTCGCTTCCATGAATCCAGAAACACGAGAATGGGATTATCAACCGGCAACCCACACCTGGGTCTATGACCACGACGGGCCAATCTATAGTCCGAGAGAAGGCTCGGATGTTTCGTTTGCCGTGACCGCAGACCACACATGGTGGGTTTCAACGCAGAGGGTAAAGAAACTTCGCAAATATAGAACGGATGAATTACCGATAGTGGCAAAATTTCCGCAAGCGGGTCATTTCGTCGGCGGCGGCGACCCCGGGGGTGCTTTGTTTCCGAGGTTAATGCGGGGGAGACAGAACAGTTCTGATGTCGTTTTTGCGGCAGAAGACTGGGCCACATTTCTCGGGTGGTATATTGCAGAGGGGTGCACAAATAAGGGAACCATGAATATTTCACTACACGACGGGCACAGCAGGGTACATAAAGATGCCCTGAGGCTTTTGCTTGAACGTTCTGGCGCTTATGTCAGAGACGAACCCAGAAATCTTGTATTCACAAATACGAAACTCGCCAACTGGCTAAATGAACACACCGGTAAGGGCGCTTATCACAAACGCATTCCCGATGAAGTTTTTACTTGGAAAACGAAATATGCCCGACTTCTTTTGCAATCGCTAGTTGAAGGCGATGGGACGTGGCGCACTGAAACAAGCGGTCATTACGTGACTGTTTCGCGTGAGTTGGCGGACGGGGTGATGAGACTTGCGCAACACTGTGGCTTTAGAGCCACTCTCAACGAGCGCCAGGACCACACCACTACGCCTGACGGAAAAGAACACGACGTCCTAGCGTTCCATGTGTTTTTGCTTGAAACGGCGGACCAGGACAGAATGATTACCTTTGGCGATGGACGGCCAATAGTCCCCAAACATTACAAAGGCACCGTTCACTGCCTTACCGTCCCCCCTCATCACACCTTTCTGACCAGGCACAATGGGCGTGTTGTCTGGACTGGAAACTCAGAATTTCAATACATTGGGATGGATGAAGTTACAGAAATCCGAGAATCCGACTATAGGTATTTGTTCTCTCGTTTGCGCCGGCCGCCAACAGGCCCACTGTCCAACGTCCCACTACGGATGCGCGCGGCGTCCAACCCCGCTCCTAATTGGGTTAGGCAGAGATTCATTGTCGAAGGAAAGGCAGCGGGGCGGATATTCGTGCCGGCAAAGCTGACCGACAACCCCGGCATCGACGCAGTCTCCTACAGACAGGCCCTTCAGGAACTTGACCCGATAGAGCGACGACGGCTTGAAGATGGCGACTGGTGGAGCACGACTCTTGGAACGTTGATAGATAGGACATCTATTATTTTGCTCGAAACCAGCGAAATACCGCAAATAACCAGTTCCGCTAGGGCTGTGCGTTTTTGGGACTTGGCGGCGACGGAGCCGAACCACTCCACCCCCAACCCTGACTACACCGTTGGAACCTTAATGCTCTTTGACCAAGGTGTAGCCTATGTACTAGATGTGAAGCGTTTTCGTCACCGTGGTGAGCGTGTCGAGCAAATCATCGCCCAGACCGCCCATGAAGACGGGCGCGGAGTTCCTATTAGAATGGAGCAGGAGCCGGGCTCAAGCGGGAAGGCCCTGATGGACCAATACGCGCGTTACGTTTTGCCAGGGTTTGATTTTATGGCGATGCGCTCCACGGGGGACAAGGTCACTCGCGCCAGGCCATTTGCCGCCGCGGTCGCTAATGGCAATGTTCGCGTGGTTAGAGGAATATGGCTTACGGATTGGTTGGACGAACTTTCGTCATTTCCTGAGGCCTGCGACCATGATGACCAAGTGGACTCTGTCGCAAGTGCTTTTGCATATTTAACTGGGCTGGGGTTGCCACAGAGAAAACGAGCGACTATAGTCGTCTAATAGCAAACCCGCTATTTACTGTTAGGACCTATTAGCTCATGTCTATTGAACGAATATCTGAACTACGCAAATACATCCTGGATTTAGGTCGCGAGATGACAACCTACATCGACTCCGGTCCGGAAATAGCCGAACTCAGCAATGCCTTACTCCAATTTAATTTGGCAAAGCGCGACCTGTCCGTAATCTACGACGAAATGTCATTTGCTGTCGCCGGTGTCATGGGCTCAGAGGAATTGGTTTCGCTGGACAACGGAGCGGTCATTGAGAAGAAAGGTTCTTACGACCGAAAGGCCTGGCAGCACAAAGCGCTAGCCACGTCGGTGGTTAGTAAGTTGATGCGCATGTCTATCGACAAAGAGACGGGGGAAATACTCAATACCCCCGAGGAAATCGCATTGCAGTTACTGGATTATGCTCACTGCGATTACTGGCGGACTAAGGAACTTGACAAAATCGGAATCAACGCAGATAGCTACTGCGAAACAGGTCAACTAAAAATCAGCATTATTGTCAGAAAGGGCAACAACGAATGAAAACCGATACGAAAGTCACCACAGGGGCCCCACAGGCCCCACCCTCACCGGCCACGGTAGCACGCGACCTAGCCATACAGCTTGCCGCGCCATTCCCTGTCGAGATGGAAAGAGCCATCAACAAGGGCGGTGTAGAAATTATCTACATACCAATCAGTGAAGTCATCGCTCGACTCAATATGGTTCTCGGGGTTGACGGTTGGTCGATGAAAGTTGTTTCAGTCGGGCGCGACGAGACGGACGTAGACGAAATTATCTCTCATGTCGCGCTTAGTGCGCGCTTCGGTGATGTAATCGTCGAGAAGCACGGTGTTGGCGGTTCGTCCGTAAAGCGCATTAAGAATTCGGGTAAAACCCTAGATTTGGGTAATGACTTCAAGGGAGCTGTATCAGATGGTCTGAAGAAGGCCGCTCAGCAACTTGGTGTCGGTCTGTATTTAGCAAGAACCGCAGACGCCCTGGACATCGAGGACGCAATGAATAATTACATACCGCCAGCCCCAGCCGTTGCCGTGCCTCATGATATTTCGGAAAAGTGGGAACAGTTTTCCGGCTTAACGGCGACCCTAACGCCAGAGGGCAAGACTGAACTCGGCGAATACTGGAAGACGTACAGTGACGGCAAGCCGAAGCCCAAAAAAGAAACGGTCACCATTGATGCGCTAGACAAACTCATAGGGGAAGCAACGCGCTTGTCCCTTGGTGGCAAATGGGTCCAGGCGAGTGAGTGAAATTAAGGCACCTGAATATTTATCACCAAGCTCGATATCTACATTCAGGCAATGTCCACTTAAGTTCAAATACAACAAGATAGACAAACTGCCAGACCCATCAAACCATTGGGCGGTATTAGGTAATTTCGTACATGACGTGCTTGAGGAAATGTACAAACTGGCACCAGAGTTACGGACTATCGATGCGTGCAAGGTTATCGCGCGCCAAATCTGGAATGAGGAATGGAAAGAAAAGGCAGAGTCCACGATTACGCATGGTGACAGTCTGGTCAAATTTATGGAGCGCGCGTGGTCATGTATCGAGAACCTTTGGAAAATCGAAAATCCCGTAGACACCCACCCAGAGGGTCTCGAATACGAACTAAACGGTTTCGTCGGTGGCGTGCGAATGAAGGGTTTTATCGACAGATACAGCTATTCCGAAGGCACGACGATGCTGGTTGTGAGCGATTATAAGACTGGCAAAACTCCGAAATATGACGTTGAGGAAAAGTTCAAGCAGTTATTAATTTACGCAGAACTTCTTCAGTCATTGGAGGTGGGGTCTGTCGATAAAATTGAATTGCTCTATCTCAAAGACGGAGTGAAATTAGAAAAAAAGGTGAGCGTTGATAATCTCAAACAGACAGTGGAAATGATTCAGCAAGCAAAATCAGATATTGATGACGCATGCAGAACCGGGGTATTTCCGCCTATCAAATCTGGTCTTTGCATGTTTTGTAGCTATAAAAAAATTTGTCCAATATGGAATAAGGGTGTAAAATGATTAACGATGATGCTTTTGCAAGAATGGTAGCCGAAGACGTAAAGAACAAAATTGCTCCTTCGCAAAAACAAGATTTGCTAAAAGAGGAGAATTGGGAGCGATGGAAAACCGCTCTCGTTATGCTGTCCGATAATCTCGACGCACAGATGGCCGACATCGAAGATGATGCCGCAGCCGACGACGTGAGATACGGCGCACTCGGTCCGTCGGGAGTGGGTGTCGTTCGTGAAGCGAAAAAGGCCTACGACAATAGGTCGCTAAAAATTAAGCGGTTTAAGTTCCATGTCGATAAACGACTAGATGAAGTAATGCAAATGGTCGAGACGGGAATAGTGGGTACGTCGGACGGATGGGCCGAGGTTGACTTTTTGAAAAAGGGCATAAATAGACATCGCTCCCTAATGCGCGAATACGACCTAGAAGACACAGGGATAGACCGCGCGCTATGGGCTACACTTGACGATAAGTGGTGTTTTGACGACATCACCTCTGACTCAATCTAAATATCATGGGCGGTACGTCGTGGCTCCGAAACCAAAGAAATATCTCAAGCGCTCCCCTATTCGTCGAAGAAGCGAAAAAATGGAGACGCTATATGAGGAACGCCGTCCTTTCGTAGCCAAAATTCTCTTAGAACGCCCGCTGTGCCAGGCCTGTAAGGTTTTCGCTATCCACGACGGAAAAACCACATACAGCAACCACCTGAGCAGGGACGTTCACGAAATAGTCCGCCGCTCTCAGGGGGGTTCGATTCTGGACCCGGAGAATGTGCTTGCGGTCTGTCGGCCCTGTCATGTCAGGATTGGGAACTGGCCTCAGTTGGCATTTGATTTAGGTCTTGCTAAACACGGCTGGGAAAAATAGTCTTACTCGGCCCTATCGGCCTCCCACGCTTTGATGGCCGGAGCCAGAGTTGAGGTCATCGCGGGACAGTCGTCTTCGTGTTCGACGGTCCTGTCAAATACTTTTCCCTTGAGTTTTCGTCGCTGTGCCCTGTTTGGCATAGAAGGGGACGCCCCACACGGGCAGCGACCGCCACCATTGACGATGGCGCGGCGCGCCAAACCTTCGCGGATTGCATCTGGGGCATCGTCGGGAATCACGGAGTCGATGACCAAAATGCGGTCCCCATCCGGCAACGTTACGACCCGTGCTTGCTGTTTCATAGAACAAGCCTAACGGCTTCCGTGGCATTTTTGTCTGATATATCAGTGAATAATGTCGGGGTTATAGACGCAGATAAATAAGTGTACCTCTCATATTTCTTTAACTAAACAACTTTATTTATCGGTTCATAATTTATAGGGTATATCCTAGATAATGCCGCAAAAACGGAGGACCGTGAGCCCCCATGGGGTAGCGGCCTATCACCGTCGATACAACCAGGAAAACAAGAAAAGACTGCTAGCCCAGAAGCGCGTATGGCGCGCCTCGGGTCCCGAGAGGAAGAGGGCAACGGAGCGCAGAAATTACGCCGTAAATCATGAAGAAATAGCGGCGATGGGGCATGAGCGCCGGCCGGCTCCCCCCGAAAAAGCGCTGGCGATAACACAGCGTCGTCGCGCCCGTAAGTTGGGAGGCGGCATGTTCGTCGTAACCGACAAAGAGCTCAGGGCCATGAAATCGAAGCCCTGCTACATCTGTAATTCCGCGCCATCAGTTCACATCGAGCACATTATCCCCGTCTGCAAAGGTGGTCGCTGGTCGGTTGGGAATCTCGCTGGGGCATGCGCTGGGTGTAATCATGGCAAGAATTCGATGTATCTAATTGAATATCGCCACAGAAATAGCATTAGGCGGGCTGCGTAAAAATCACGTTGAAATAGAAAGGCGGGTGGTCAAAGTCGAGTGGTCATGAACCACGGCAGATGAACCCGCCCGACCATCAGGGGTCCGGCGGGTTCTTGCTTTCTGGGCTAGTATCTGGGTCTATGAACATATTGGGGCTCGATTTGTCCCTAACGTCGACGGGCTATTGCCACAACGGGGATACAGGGGTGATACGGTCTGCTCAACGCGGCGTAGCCAGGCTGATAGAGATTTCCGAGGCGATTATCGACATCGTCCACGCAAACTGCATCGATGTCGTGGCAATCGAGGGGTACTCTTTCGCTTCTCGTAGCGGTCAGGCATTTTCGATAGGCGAGCTCGGCGGTGTCGTCAGGGTTGCCCTGCAACGGGACGAGCGCTTATTCATCGAAATCCCGCCCACTTGTCGAGCCAAGTTCGCCACGGGTAAAGGTAACGCGTCCAAGAATGAAGTCGTTTCCGCGGTATCCGCAAGAACCGGAATAATATGGAACAACCCTGGCGCTGACGATAAATGCGACGCGTGGATACTTGAGGAAATGGTGCTTACGGCTATTGGTGAACCTCATTTCAAGTGGCCAGAAGTGAATCTATCGGGTCTAGATAAGGTAGATTGGGGGTTGCTGACGGACACCGTTACCGGTGTACGCGGACAGCCCGAGACGACCCCAAAAGCGGAAGGTGGCAATAAGTGAGAAGTGCGCCAATCAGTCAAGTTGAAATCGAGCAGGAATTGCTTCGTTTTGTGGACAGACTTGAAGCAGAAACAGAGATGTTTGAGAACCTGGCTGTTGACGCCGCCAAAAAAGAATCTCTTTATAAAAATCACTGGGCTAAAGAATATCTCTCGGCAAAGGGGTCCATCAAAGAAAGAGAGGCGTGGGCCGATTACAAGATGGACGCACCACACTTTGAATTCAAGGTCGCTGAGGCCATGATGAAGGCGAAGCGCGAAGCACTACTTTCCATACGCGCATCCATGGACGCGATGAGAACTTTGAATGCGAATGTTCGGGTGCAGGTATGACAAACAAAATTCACAAGTCGCTCAAGGCTTTGGCCACTGACATAAACACCCTCACGCCGCTGGAGAACAATCCACACGTCGGGAATATCGATGCAATCGTAGCGTCGTACAGAGAATTCGGACAACTAAAACCAATAGTCGCCCGACACAACGAGGACGGGACATCGACCGTCATAGCCGGGAACCACCAACTCGAAGCCGCCAGGGAATTAGGTTGGGATAAAATCGCCGTGCTGTATCTGGATGGCGACGTGAAACGTTCAGTGGCTTTTGCGCTGGCAGATAACCGAACAAGCGAACTTGGGTACACGGACCCCGACTTTCTGATGACCATGATTCTGGATGTTAATGAAATATACCCGGAGCTGTTCGATGATTTGGGGTGGGACGAATTTGAAATCGCGTCCTACCAAAATACCGAGTTGATTAATGACTCCATTACTTCTGTTTCCGAAAAGGGATTTACTGCGCCGGTAATGGTGGATGGCGCGCTTAACGTAAGCGAACTAGAGGGACAATTGGCGAGACTGGTCGGCCGAAACGAAGACGGCGAAAATTATCTAAGAGCACCGAGCGACGCAGACCAAAATGACATCGCAATACGCGGCTCAACAGTCGCTATACCCGGCGCAGCACCAAGAGCCGCCGTTCAATACACCATCGTATTTGACGACGTTCTTCAGCAGGCTCGTTGGTATTCTTTTGTAAGATGGCTTCGCGCTAATCCATCAATTGACGGCAACACCACGGCAGAGAGATTAGTTAACTTCATCGGGGAGCACACTGAAGTTTAGTTACTATCCCCGACTAGCGCGTGTGGTAAGATATAGATATGAAGAAATCAACACTAAAGCCCTGTGGGACGTATTCAGCAGCTCGTAGGCACCAACGACGCGGCGAACCAACATGCGACAAATGCAAAAAAGCCATCAATGCCCGAATGCGCGACTTCTATCATAAATGGAAAGCCGAGGGTAGAAGCAGATATGACTGACGAGGAGAGGAAGGAAAAGAAGCGGAAGTACGACCGTAAACGTCGCGCGCGACCCGAGTACAAAGCTGCGGACGCCAAGCATAAGCGCGAACTATACGCCGCCAATCCGGTATTATTTAGAGCTAGGGCGGCAAGGAGTCGGGCGCTTCCAGGAGCAAAGGCTAAACAAACAAAATATGATTGTGAATATAGGGCCAAAAATACTACGCTCTTGAAGAAAAAATCAGCAAAACATCGCGCTGCTAATCGAGCGCTATTAAGAGATAGGTCAGCAAAAAATCGGGCGCTTCCAGGAGCAAAGGCTAAAGCAATTGGATATAACCGCCACCGATACGCCAGAGACCCCTCATTCAAGCTAAAGACGCTGTTGCGGAACCGCCTTCGCAGCGCAATCAAAAACAAAAGCAGGAAAGGTTCTGCCGTAAAATTATTAGGGTGCACGATTGACGAACTGCTAGTTTATTTTGAAGGCCTATTTACAAAGGGGCAAACTTGGGCAAATCATGGTCTCTGGCACATTGACCACGTTCTGCCGCTGGCTTCATTCGATTTAGAAGACCCAGCGCAGCTCGCAATTGCTTGTCACTATACAAACCTGCAACCGCTTTGGGCTTTTGACAACCTTAGCAAGAACAACAAAATATTGTAGACTGACCAGATGACGAGACAGCGGCTTTTCCTTCCCAATTTATCCTGCGTAGACGCTGCCAGAAAAAGAATCCGCCACATTTACGACACTTTTGATTCGGTCCATGTGGCCTACAGTGGAGGAAAGGACTCGACTGCCGTATTGTATCTTGCTAAAGAAGTTCATGAAGAACGCGGTCTCGGGCCGGTAAAAGTTTTTCTGAGGGACGAGGAAATGTTGTCCCCGACAGTTCTTGAACACCTTGAAAAAGTTAGAAATTATGATTGGGTCGACATGCAATGGTACTGCCTCCCATACCCCGCGGAAATTTGGGTGCTTGGCAAGCGACAAACTACCCTCCTCTGGTCCGAGCTTCGTCGCCAAGAGGGACGTCTGGTGCGAGAGATTCCGCCGTGGGCGATAAGGGCTGAGCATTTTGGTTTAGATTACACCAAGTCTCTACCAGAACCCGTCGACCATTACGTGATGCAGGGGAAAAGGGGGAGCGTGTGCTTTCTAACTGGGGTCAGGGCATCCGAAAGTATGGTGAGGTTCCGTTCGATTTCTCAGAAATTAGTTGAGCCCTACATCGCCACCCCGTACAGACTGAAGCGCGGTGTGCCTTTGAAGTTTGGTAAAATAATTTACGATTTTAACACTCCAGACGTTTTTAAATATGTCATTGAAGAATGCAAAGCTAATTACTGCGAATATTATGACCTCGCAGTCCAGACCGGCTCCAATACCCGTGTTGGAATTCCGTTGCATAGTGTTGCTATTCGTCGGATTGGTGATGTGATAGCGACGGAGCCGGAATTCTACGACAGACTCGTTCATTGTTTTCCCCAAATCGATGCACAGCGTCGTTGGTGGCCGGAATTCGATGTTGAGAAGTTGATAGCGAAATATGCAGCGTTTGGTTTTGATGGTGCCTCGTCATTCATCGACGACTACCTTGTCGGGGAAAGACGCCAAAGTGACGCGAGGGTTTTCGTTGCGAAGTTTCGTCAGAAGTACGCGTCCGACCCGCACGCCTACCCGCTACCTTGGTTGATTAGGTGTTTGGTGTTGAATGAAATAGATGTGAATTCCCCGACACCCATCGGACCTAAAACGAGGGCACACACGATTCGGGCATTAACGGAGGCCAAAGATGATAAGTAGTAAACTCGAAATAGAGTATGTGAACTTCACGGAGCTTAAGGTTCCGGAGTGGAAAGCAACACACATTCTTCGCCCGGATTTGCTGGTTCTGTCATCGTCACTCACTCTGTATGGGTTCATCGAGCCCATCCATGTTCGCAGTAGCACGGGCGAGATAATTGACGGCTCTGAGCGGTATAAGTTGGCGACCACGGTAAAGCAGATAATCTCCGTCGTTGGAGCGACCATTCCGATAGTACGGCATGATGTTGATTCCCTTGAGGCGATGATGATGCACCTTCAGTTAAATCGCGGGAGAGGTAGTGTCGTGGCTAAACCTATGTCGCGAATAATCAGGGATTTACACAGGTCGAGACGCTACGGGAGAGACGACTTTAACTCCCTGCTGTGCATGAAGATTGACGAATTAGAACTGATGATTGAGGGCAGTTTGTTTAAGATTAAGAAGCTAGACCAGCACAATTACTCTCGCGCGTGGGTGCCCATCGAGGCGCCGCCCGGGACGATAGATAGAGGTTTGGTGATAGAACGGCCGCCGAACGCGGACCGTTAAGTGGTACTATTTATCTAGCGACGACGCCGGAGATACACCATGCCACAGCTCAGATACGGGCCAGATATAACTGATGATGCGGATAACTTGCTGCGCCAACAGCAGCGCTTGGTAAAACAGCGTAAAAAACTCGGAAAATTAAACCGCACCGATACAGGACGTCTGAAGGATATAGATGCGGCAATAAAGGCCGGATTTGGAAACAGGGCGAATCTAAGGGAATACGCACGGGAATCCGTCCGAAGAAAAGGATATTCCGACACAAGAAAGTCAAAAAAGATTGGTGGCGTTAGATTCAAGGGAAGAGATTTAATCGGGGGCTCCAGAGCGCGAGCCGCAGAACTGGAAGCAAAGCGGCTTTTGAAAACCGGCCGAACACGGGAAGAGATTGCCCGTATGACGAATGCAGAGCTACTAAAAGCCGGACGCAGCAAGGCCAAGCCCAAAGCTGGCTCAAAAGCTGCCGCGGCAGCAAAGAAGCGTCAAGTAGATGCAAAAAACCTGCGTCGTCGCAAGGCCTATGCTGCACGAAAATCAGCCGCTAAATAATTTTCATTGAATAGATAAAGGACCATTATGCCCACAGTCAGATATTCGCCGGGGATGCCAGAATTGGCCGATTCATTGCTGACCAAGGAGCGCGGTCTAAAGCGAGAAATGAAGAAGGCTGGCAGTTTAAGTCAACGGAAAACTGCCGAGTTAAAGCGCATCCGTAAATCAATATCAGACAACTTTTCAGACAGAAAGGTTGCCCGCCAGCTCGCGCTTTTCGGCAATGACCGAGACCCGAGAAAGTCAAGAAGCAGACTCGGCAGAGACTCCAAGGGTCGCTTGGTGGAGACGCGTGAACAGAAGGGGTTAGAGAAGCTCAATTTTGATAAGAAGGCAGCGAAGGCGAAAAGGGCATCTGTCACTAAAAAGAATAAAGCCGCCAAAGCCCGTAAAGCCAAGACGAAGGCACGGAAAGCGGCCGCCGCGCCGGCAAAACGAACAAGAAAAAAGAAGTAAGCGATGTTGGTAACACGCGCCGACCTAGTTAGCTATATGGATGTTACGTTTTCGCTACGACAACAGGACGCCGCGGACATGGTCATCGCTGGCCTTCAAAGTGAACTAGAGGCTTACCTGAGAAGACCGCTGGAATCTACGGAGTTCGTGGAGTCACACACTATAGATTCTGGGTACACCGGCATGCCGACTTCTTCCTTTTTGTCGGTTGGCAGTACGGACTACCAGAATAGCGACAACTCTCCAGTGGGTGCGGTCTCATGGTCAACGCCTCCGCAAACGATATATCTCAATAACACTCCGGTCATCTCGATAGAGGGGGTCACCGTGAAACCAATCAATGGCCCGATTCGGACCCTCGTGAATGAGGTGGATTACCAGCAGCTGTCATACGGTATCGATTATTTTTATGGTTACGCTCGCGACGTAGTTACTATCACGTACACGGCAGGCTTAATCGGTGGCGGAATTCCAATGTTCAAATTAATGATTTTGCGCGCGGCGACCAGGGAAATGCAGAATATGCACGACGACGTGGTCGGCCTAAAGGACTTGACAACGAGAGAAGTGGCGCCACTTGAAACGGGTTTTATGGAAAAAGAATTATCGGCAGTAAGAAGGTATAGGCGGGTGAGAATCTAGTGAGCGCCGGGGGCGGGGTTAGGGTCCGCGTTAAAATAGATATCGACGACGTCATTGATAAGCTAGATGACGTCAGGGACCGGATGGAAGATTTTCGGCCGCTGTTCCTATATGCGAAAGAACGTCTACAATTAGCAAACGCTGAGAATTTCACGGCCAATGGTCTGCCCTCCGGCGGCTGGAGGCCACTGTCCCCAAGAACGCACGCATGGAAAGTTGTTCACTACCCCGGCGCACCGGCAATGATTAATACGGGAACTCTGTTCAGGAGTCTGGTGGACCTAAACTCGTCGGGGGCAAATGTCATTGAAAAACAACGAGCGACTTACGGCACCGACGTTAAGTACGCAAAATTTCACCAATACGGCACGATTAATATGCCGAAGCGTCAAATAGTTTTTACGCCAGCCGGATTCGAGCGCGACCTGGCTGAGAAATGCAAAAAGTACATAGTCCACGGAGCTATCTGATGGAACTGATGAATGGCGCGCAATTTGCAAAAGCGTACGTAAACGATTACCTGAAGAACGACCTACCCACGAGGCTCGTTTCTTACAGGAACGGCTGGGAAGTGGATGACGCCATTTTGCCCACTCCTACAAAATTCGTAGTATACGAGCCGCTGGTACTCGACCATTGGCCGACAATTATAACTATCGTTGTTTCAACGAATAAACTTGAAAGAATCGGCTACGACATGAGCAATCCCCTTTATAGGGTCGAATACTCCATGCGGACCTATATATGGGCCAAAGCCGACGGCGCGGAAGAGACTACAATCATGAGAGACAGACTGACGACTGTGGTCCGTTCGGCGCTACTCGACTACCCATGCCTAAGGGCATATGACGAAAATAGCCGTGAATCGTTCAGGCTGGTGATTGACGAATCAGGCATGCGAGAGGAATTCTCCGACCTGACCCTTGTAAAGGGGGACCGGTACCTAAGCGGCGCATACGTCTCGTACACCCTGAGCATGGACGAGGTTGTCATGCGTGAGATTATCGGAACATTGGCTGAGACAATTTTGACAATACAAACATCCGGCGCCGACGAGGCACTGCCAACACTGACCGCTCCGTAATATATAGTGATAAATCTCTTGACGGCAATTTTTTCTAACAGTTGCACTAGGGAAGTGTCTAACATCAGTACAATAGACGTAGTCAGACGGGAAAGAATCCCCCGAAAAACAAGCAACAGGAGTTTCCAATGCCCGGATTATCAATAACAACAGCGGTAAGAACAGGCCCGTCTGCGGCGACGACGCGGCAAAATTCGCAGGCGTTCTTCCTCGGTTCAGCCTCGATGGGCCCATCAAATGCGGCCGTACTTGTAACAAGCTTGGCCGATTTCGTTGCACGATTCGGCGGCTTCAAATCAGGCGCCAATCTGCACCCAACTGTTGAAACATTCTTCGAAGAGGGTGGCACGCAGTGTTACATCGGTCGTGTTGTCGGAGCGAGTGCGACAACAGGGAAACACGCACTCATGAATGCGGCAGTTGAAGTAATGAGAGTCACGGCCAATGGTCCTGGCGTTTTCGCGAGCGACATCACCGTAAGCGTGACTCATCCGGCGGCAGGCACGTTCATAGTCAACATCCTTAACAATGCCGTACTCGTTTATACGACAGGGTCGGTCACTACCGTCACTCAGGCCGTTGGCCGAATCAATTCAAGCGCTATCGCCTCCAAGCTAGTAATCGCTAGCGTAGTTCTCGACGACGGGACAAGACCTATCGTCCTCGCCGCCACAGCCCTGTACGCGGTGCTGATAGGGACGGTCGCGGCAGATGAAGACGCCGCCGGCATCCCTGCCGCCTTGCTAACCGGTCTAACGGTTTTCCTCGACAGCCTCGGTTCCGGCGCTGTGGCGTGTCCGGAACTAGAGTCCGCAGCGATGATAGCGGCACTTGTTCAGCACGCCAATGACTTCAGTAGAATAGCCATTTTGCACGGCGTGCAGGCGGCATCACAGTCCGCGATACTGGCATCCGCTCTCGCCGTACAGGCAGTCGCCAACGCCGAGCACGCAGCGATGTTCTATCCATGGATTGAAGTACCAACGACCGTTGACGGCGTCTCACGGGTTATTCCGCCAGACGGATATGTAGCCGCAAAACGAGCAGTGGCCATCAATCAGACTGGTGCACATTTGCCGGCCGCCGGTCTCGTTTCGGTTGCCAGATTTGTTACCGGCGTAGTCGAAGACATCGGTCGCGCAAATGGCGACATACTTGATGACGGCTCCGTCAACGCAATTAGAATCATCCAAAATACGATTCGTATTTATGGTGCCCGTTCATGCTCGGCAGACACATCCAACTTCCGTTACTACACCGCACAGGACGTCGTCAACCAGGTTGTACTGGCTGCCGCTGTATCCCTTGAGGACTTGGTGTTCAGCCCGCTCGATGGACGTAATACGATTTTCAGCGCCATATCGGCTCGGTTAATCGCAATCCTGGCTCCGCTACGCGACGCTGGCGCTCTATTCCAGCTCTTTGCGGCTGACGGTTCAAAAGTAGACAACGGTTTCACGGTTAGATGTGATGCTGCGTTGAATCCGAACTCACAGCTGGCTGGCGGAACGGTCAAGGCCAAGGTCGGTATGCGCGTCAGTAGCATTGGCGACAAAATCGATGTAGAAATCGTCAAATCCAACCTTACGACATCCGTCGTATAACGGAGGAATAAAACATGCCAGCATATACAAAAACAGCTCAGAGACAAGTTCTCGCGACTATCGCACCGGTTACTGGTTCGACAAGCCCAAAGTGGACCGGCTATTATTTCCCACAGGTATCTGGCGGCGAAATTACGGCTTCCGTAGAAAAAATCTACGAAGGCAGGTCACTCCGTCCGACAGTTCTGTGTGCTCCAGCTGAAATCGGCGACATAACGGTCACTGGTCACTACGACAACGATGACCGCCAGAGCGACCTGAACACGGGAATCATGGAGAAGATTGCAAAACTCCGCCCACTTGTTGGTCGTGCTACGTATGACATTACAGTAGCGATTTATGACTGCGACCTAAAAGAACCAGGTACCGACAGAGTTTACTATGGGGCCCTTTTGGTCGGAATCACGGAGCCAGATGGCGATTCATCTTCTGGTGCACCGGCGACATTCTCGCTAACATTCGCTATCGGCGATGTACAATCCGGAGCAACCACAACTTAATCTTTTAGTGGTATCTATTAACACCGATTAGTAGTTGCGCCAGGGAAAGTTTTGATGTGCTAGTTTGAGCCTCATGACAACAGACGACGCACTATATTCGGCAGACGACACATCCACTCAGACAGCAAAGTCAAAAGTGACAAAAGCTGCCAGTTCTGGCAAAGAAGAGACAACCCTAGAACGACTACGAGCGACAATCTCGAAAAAGGTTGAACGCCCGGCCGTTTTCCTTGAAGTACCAGAACGCCCTGGTGTGACCGTCAAGGTCAGCCCTAACATTACCCAGAATCAAATGCGAAACTGGCGCAAACAGGCCGGCGAGGAATCCAGGAATGGACTTGACGCCACAAAGTTTGCCTGCATGGTGATTGGACATACCACGCAGGGCATTCTTATGGACGGCATAGAGGTGTTTGACGAGGACGGGAACGAACTAACATTCGCGTCTTCATCGGTGCTGCAAATGACCGACACGACACGACCAATCCCCGACTGTGTACGCGCCTTCTTTGGTATTGACCCACACGTCGAATCTGCGGCTTTGGCAATTCTTGACAGAGCTGGATATTCAGATACTGTTGACGTAGATGACCCCACGAAGGGGTCTTCGGCCAGTTAACTGAAGACCCCATAATACAGACTGCTGCCCGTCTTGGCGAATTATTCGGCACCGACCCAATAGCGCTACTAAACGTCGACGATACTGATTGGTTCATACGGCTGGCGTGTGCTAAAGTTATATCTAACGACCGCGAAGAGCAAGAGCGAAAGATGGCCCAGAAATAGGCTGTTTTAGTCTTACACTCACGTGAACTAACAATTCATTGGAGATTTAATGGCTGCTGAGAATATCAAGGTAGAGGTCGAAACCTACGCGCCGACAAAAACGCTAGAGCGATACAGGCGCGCCCTAAAGAGGCTCAAGGAAGAAGATGGCAGGTTCAGTTCCGGCCGCACCAACGCACTTCAGAAATACGAAAATGCACTAAGCAAGAGTTTAAATAGTTCTTCTAGAAAATTCAAAAAACATTTTGACTTCGTTGACAAGGGTGTCCAAATGTTTGGTAAGGGACTTAAGGGTTTTCTAAGCAAGAGCATAAAGGCCGTTATAGCCGAAATGGGCCTGTTGAGCCTTGCGATGCTCGGCGTCCATGCTCTTTTCATAACCGGCCAATTCCTAGCGAAAGCATGGGGCGGAGCACTGCAAATAGCGGCAGCTGGCGTGGCTGCGTTGACGGTTGCTGCTGGTTTAGCAGCAGCCGCGATTCGCGAGCAGCAAGCTGCGATGTTTGCCTTCAGGGGACGGGGCGCGAGCGAACTTGGTAGTGGTTTAAATCAAGCGAGAGCCGCAATGAGGAACCTACAGATGGACGCTGACCTTGCCGGACTTGGGGTTGCCAATCTGAACAAAGCTTACGCAGTGATGGCGAAAACCATGTCGACACCACAGATAAACGCCAGTACTAAAATGTTTGCGGGTTTAATGGATTTTGGTTCTGCCGGACAAGACCCTGGAGCGGCCATGGAGGCGGTCGGCGCGGTAATTGCGGGGATGTCTGATAGGAAAAAATCCCTAGAACAAGTCATGACTGACTTCCGTAAAATAACTGGCGCAAAGTCGGGAGATATAAATGACCCAGTCAACAAGGCACTAAAGGGAATCAAAACCAAAGATGAGCTCAGGAAACGTCTCGACTCTGGGGAGTTAGCCAAAGCGGGTGGCGTAGAGGGACAATTTGCCGCCGTCAATAACACCCTGATAGGCCAAGTAAAAACATTTCTGAATTTAGTCAAAGGTCAGTTTGCTGATTTCGGTCAGTCTTTTCTGGCACCAGCAAAAGAAGCATTTCAAAAAATATCGAATATCTTATTTTTTAACTTTCGTAAATTATTCGCGGCTACATCAGCATGGGGCAGCAGCAATTTCTTTGATGGGATGGTAACTGCGGTAGATAAAATAAGCAGTTTCTTCGTCAGATTGGTTCAGGATTATCTTCCAAAATCACAGGGGATGTTCAGCAGGATGGGGGACTGGTGGAGCAATATGACCCGCACATTCAGGCTTATGGCCGACAGCATGCGACCGTTGATAGACGGTGCGAGAATTCTCGAAGAAGCATTTATGCCAATCTGGAAAGCGATTAAGCAGGGCGGAGCCGACAACCTAAAAAATATGCGCGATGAACTTGTGGAAAATAAAGATGAGGTCCTTCGTTTTGGAGAAAAAATTGGCATATTAATAAATGCCGTAAGCGTATTCGCTCAAAAAATGAAATCAGCTTTTTTCGATATTCTTCCACTTGTTAATAATTTGGTCGAAGGCCTAACGAGTGTTTTCAGGCTACTGACTGGGATGATGACTAAATTCGCTGGTGGCGGAATGATGGGCAGCCTATTCCCACTGATGTTGATGCGCAACGTCGGTTCCAAAATGGGAGCGACCAAGGGTAGCTTTCTTCCTGGCGGAGGGACGAACACGCAAGTCATGAACGTCACGGCCAATAGCGTAAATCTTGGCGGACCCGGCGTCGCCCCAGGCACTGCCGCTGCTAACAGATTGAGCTCTGGCGCAACCTCTCCCCTCGGCGCCGGACTGAGACCTGGATACACGCAACCGACGGTTGGGCGAAATGCAAGAGGCCATTTTACAACCCTGCCCCCGGCGGCAATAGCACCATCATCTCCGTGGCCGAGAACACCGGCACCATCATCTCCGTGGCCGAGAACACCGGCACCATCATCTCCGTGGCCGAGAACACCGGCACCATCATCTCCGTGGCCGAGAACACCGGCACCATCGTCTCCGTATTCGCCGCAGGGTGTCGCCACATCGAGGCCGGGCTGGAGGGGCGGCGGCGGCGACGCGCTGCACCCATCGTTGATGAAGACCATGAGTGACGGCACCAGGCAGCGAATGACTATGGCCGAAGTTGCTGGCTTTGGTGGCGGCGCACCAAAGCGAACTGAATTCGGGACGGGCCCAGGGGGCTCAAGTTTAAATAAGCGTCAAAGGAGGGATTACAGGCGCGCAACAATGCGTTATAACCGAAACTTTTCAAAAACAGGAAATTTTGCTAATAACACCATGAAAAATAGCGTGGGCGCCAGGATGGGTGCCGGTATGGGGTTGGCGGCGATGTCGCAATACGGTCCGGAAGAAATGCGCGGGGCGATGGCCCTTGGTGGCGTCGTATCACAGGTGGACCCAATGTTGGGTATTGCCGTTGCTGGACTCGGCGGCGCAATGAAGGCAAAATCCGCAGGGTCGGGCGCGCTTGCGGGCGCAGCAGGTGGAGCGGCATTGGGAATGAAACTTGGAGGCACCCCCGCGGCAGCGGCGATAGGTGGCGCTCTTGGTTTAATTGCAGGCGCAATTATGGGTGGAGTTAACGGCATTAAAGAACGCGCAAAATTAGCCAAAGCAGCAATCGGTAGCGCGCTTACCGGCGTGCTGACGGGCATAATGTCGAACGCATATACGACGTTCGATATGGGCCAAAGGGCTCTAGCCGAAGGGAAGAATACTTCGGGGATGAGGGGTTCGCTACTGGACGTTGGCAAAACATTTAGAGATAAAACGATGGGCCTCGTGGCGGAGGCAGAGGCCACCAAGAGCATGAGCACAAATGCGAATAACGCCGAGGCCACAAGCGCCCGACAGACGGGTCGACGAAAACTTCTTAATCGCATAGCCGACGAACAGGCCTTGACCAAGGACCAGCGCAGGGACTTACTAGAGGGCGAAGGTAGTTCAATAGATGCGATTATCACTAAGGCCAAGGCGTCCATTGATGCCTTCACAGAGATAGACGGTGTTAATGAAAAGCGAATAGAGATGCTAGGAAAGATGAGCGGCAAGAGCGCTCCGCAGCTAGAACAGCTCGCCAAGAATTTGGGCGTGAACCTTTACGATGCAACCATAAAGTTCGATGACATGGTTACGCAGTTAAAGCTGAACGTGCTCAAGTCGGCCGATGAAATGCGCATGGCCAACCAAAATGCCCTCCTCGACCCGACATCACTATTCGATGCGGAGATAAAAAAAATAGATACGACTTTTGCCGTGGATGAGAAGGCGGTGGCGATTAGGAACAAATTTCAAGCCAACACCATGACCAATAGGGATATGTTGGCTTTTCAAAGAGACAACGCAGCAGACAACCTTGCCCTTACCGGCGGAGACGCGGTCGCGGCGTATTTCGCCCAGCAGAAAACTACGGGGGTTGGCGGCACCGCGTTCACAGAGGAGGGGTCACTTCAGGGCATGGAGAAAGCATTCCGCACCGACCTACAGATAAAAGTAGAAGAACAGCAGCTAAAAGGTCTCATGGACGTTGGGGTTGCCCAATATCAGGCCCTGGGTGCAGAAAGCAATTTGTCCTTTAAGGCAGACGACATAAGAACCGCGATGAAACAAATGAACCCCGCAGAGCTCGAAAAGTTTTTGAGCGATTTGCAGGGCGGTAAACTTAGTCTCGACAAGAGCGCCGCCAAGGGGAAAGAGGGAATCGGTGGTGTGAGTTTGCTAAACCAGACCCTGGGCGAAGGCGGGCTCATTAGTCTGATAGGCGAGAAGATACCGACAGACGCATTAGACGCTGTCGCGGACCAAATGGAGGGCGCCGGAAAGGACTTCGTCGATGCCGTGAACACTTATAAGACCCATACAGACGAATTCTTTTCGAATACCCCGAAGAGCGCGGCTCCAAGTTGGTGGAACGAAAAGCCAGTTTGGGCCGACGACACATCGACCCCCCGTGGCTCCGGTATCGGCGATACAACATCATCACGAATCTCCCAAACATTAGCCAGACATCAGGCGATGAATAGCCAACTTACGGGAACGCGCACGGTGACGTCTGGTTACCGTACGACGAATCTCGGCTCAGGTAACTCCGACCACGTAACAGGTCGAGCGATTGACCTTGTTGGTCAAAATCTTGGTCAGTATGCCGTCATGGCGCGCGCTAATGGCGGGTTCGCCGAATTCCATGGCGGTGCCGCTAATCGCCACCTGCATGTCGTACCGGGTCCGGGTATGGGTGGAGTGGGCGATACGGCCGTTCCATCAATGCGTGGTTCGGGTCGGGCGGCTAGCGCTACGTCGGGCGGAGACACATATGCAACGACGCTAAATGTTTATCCGTCGCAAGGCATGAACGAAAATCAATTGGCAAATCTCGTAATGCAAAAAATTAACGACAAGGAACGGAACAGTAGGGAGCGTTCATGAATCATCACTACCTAAACGAATTACGGTATTTTGCAACCGGCCACCGTACGTCATCGTCGCCGACGTTGATGGTAGGCCTGATTATCAAGGTAAACGCATATAGGGGATTTCCTCTATTCCGCCACTACAGATGTACCAACAGATTAGTTGCCAATTTGAGCCCGAATGAGTACGACCCAAACGCCTGGGCCGAAGTGTCCCCGCCCCAACTATATTGGCGACCTCGTACGTCGTATGAGAAATATGAAACAAATGCCGAATTTCAAGCGTCCCTCAGTCAACCGACCCCAAATAGAGATACATCCTTGGTGCTGACGGCTAACGATTTTATATCGGACCCACATACCAAATGCATTACGGATTCGCCAACAAAGGGCATACATAAAATTTATAACGGAGAAACATACGTTGCTACCGATAACACAATTTTATGGTCGAATATCGGCAGGGGGCTGGGGTGGGGTGTAAGTATAAAAAATCCATATTGTTATAATAATTTGGTCGTCTGGATAAAGCTTTCGGCAGAAAAAGATGCAATCACTCAAGACGTTGTTCTTTATTGGTGGCACCCGAGTACGAACGGCGGTTACGGCCGATTTTACCCGCACCATCGAGATGCAAAGACCGAACAGTTTATTAACGACCCCGCTATGTCTCCATTAATGGAAGGCCGAATACTTGCATTAATGATGTCCGGAATGCCAAGGCCGCAAGCGATGGCGGCAATCGCGTTGGGCGCGCTCGGCACCAACGCGATACCGGGACCGGGGGCGGCGGGAATAACAAAACGCCCACAAGGGGCGCCGGGCGGCGTCGGTGCCGGCAGCATCAAAGCCAATGTCCGCGTAAGGGGCAATTTTGGCTATGGGGGCAGGGCCGTAAGGGAAGTCGGCGAGAAGGCCGCTATTGTGCAAATGTACTCGACACCATCGGACGCCGGATTTATTAGGGCTGTTCATGAATTTGATATTATGCCCAAGTTAACGTACGATAATATCGGTTCGGAGTGGACGGAAATACCCAGAGTTGGTCAGGTCCCGCTGATAGATTGGAAAAATTATAAATTAATAAAAGTTGCTTTTCAATTTACGGTCGTAACTAGAATTAAGGACGGCGCATACATGATGAGCGGTTTTGATACTACCGCGCAGAGTGAGTCTATAACGATAGACATAAGAGAACAATTACTAAATTTGCGCAGAATGGCAGTACGGCCATTTCCTGTTATGTTATTTGGCTTCGACGACATAGTCACAAATCAATTACGTTTTCCGATTATCCCAGGCGAGAAGGTACGCGGCATTGAATTCGCCATCAACGATTTTTCAATAGCAGAAATATACAGGGCGGCGGGCGGCGAGCTCAATAGGGCAACCGTGAATATTACGTTACAGGAATTGCCGCTTGAGTTGATTAACCTACTGGACATGCCCAGGTTGATTCCAGTTGGCAAAAATGCCACGAACGTACCTCGGAATGACTTAACCTTTGGCGAGACGTACAGATTAATGTCGAATGAGGTTCTTGGGAATGTGTCCAAGGTGGTGGGATAGTGATGGAACTATTGAGCGATGTAGGGCCGTCTACGCGATTTCCGCTTGCGGAAGGAAATTTGTCAACCCGAAATTGGGCCGGTCAAATATTTATCGCGAATCTAGATACTAATCAAATATCGAACATCAATGAATCCATTATTAATGTTCAAATTGATTATCAAATGTCGGAATCATCGCAGTTGAGTTTCGACGTACTGGAGTCGGCAACCACCGATTACACTAGATACTCGCGGCCTGAAGGCCAATTTGCACAAGAATTGGCGTATGCAACTAATAATTATTTCGTAATCGGTCGTGACGTAATATATGAAACTCAGACACTTGGAACAATAGCGAATACTGGCCCCAATAAGGGTTACGCTGCGACCAAGCAAACACAATTATTTGAAATCGCAAGCGTTGATATATCGCAGGGGGGCGGTGGTAGTCCACAGTGGTCGGTAAGATGTTATTCCAAAGCTATTCAACAAATGAAGCGAGACAGAACTCCATCAAAGATTACTGGAACGGGGACTGAATTTGTCAAGCGGGCGGCACTAAAATATGGACTTAAATTCTGGGGACAGCAAACATCAAAAAAACAGAATATAACAAAGGCTGGCGGAGACAAACAGGCCGAGTCTCTCTGGGAAGTAATTGGCAAATTAGCGGGAGATGCCAAATTTGTTGTTTTTGAAGTAGACGGGTATTTAATCTTTGCATCTGAAAAGTATATTCTTCACAAATGGGGCGCGGATACAGAAGAAAGAATTGTTACAGACAAAAAAACCAAAAAGAAACGAATCGAAACGTGGAAATATATCCCGCTACAATACCCTACGGTTACAAAAGGTACCCCGGGATATTTTTTCCCGCTTCAGTGGCCGACAATAAACCTGTCCGATAACGACCCATTTTATGGTGACGGGACAATGCTTCTAGACAGAACGAACGCTACCCAAATCAGGCCGGGCATGACGGCATATATTGGCGATGTCCCGAATTTAAATGGTTACTATTTGATTGAGTCCGTTAGTTTCACGGACAGGACACCGGACCCCGTGACGGTAAGATTTAGAAAGCCAGCGCGTGGGGAAAAAGAATTCCCTCCGACCCTGCGAATCGGTGGAACATTTGTCCAAACGGGCGACTCCATTAATGACCTCAAGGTAATCAGGTCCGCAAGAATTAACGGGGGACCCATACCTCCACCAATAGACGGACGGATTATCCCGCTCCCGACACTACTCGACGAATACAGTTATCCCAGGTTGAAATCGCCATTCGTGACGACGGTGGGGAATATTCCCCTGTATTCACGGCCGGTTTTATGGGACGCTACGACCCTGAAGCCGAAAACCACGTACTCCATCACGGTATACCAACGAGTAAATCTCACCATAAATTCCGGAGCGTGGGAGGCCACCAACACCGCGGTGGTGCTCGCAACGATATGGACGGAAAGCGGAGTGGCAGTGCAAAAAACTAGCGCCCAAGTAGTTTCCAAGTATCTCGCCGACGGTCTTCATCTAGGCAAAATATCCGACCCGGACCAAGCCAAACTATATGCTGGTTTAATATCCCAGCAACAACGATTGATTTTGACAATGCGATTTCCAGCCCTCAACATCAACACTAGCGTATATCCGAACACGGCAGGTTTGACATGATTAGTTACATATCACTTGACGCACGGGGCATTTCGATATGTAATATAAACTATGCTGGTAAATTAAGATATCAACGAGGACACAAATGAGACCCCAACCAAGCACAATCGACCGCGACAAGGCTGCTTCCGCGCCCCTGCGTGTCGGAGAGTTCTACAATGGCACTGTTACCGCCGTCAATTCTTCCGGGCTGGCAACAATCAAAATTGGCGTTCTTGGTACGTCGTACGGCCGGGTTCTACCGCTCGGGACGACCCCCCTAAACAAGGTGTCCATAGGCGACATTCTTCAATGCACATTTACAGATGAATCAGCATTACGTATTGTTGCTTTCGGGCCAACAACACTAAAAGCAGACATATTCGCCTCCGCCGTAACAGTAGCCGCCCTTACGGCGGCCCTTGCGGCACTTGACCTTCGCGTGACAGCACTGGAGGGACCATAACATGGACATGATTAAATTCCCAATTAGTTTTGGCAAAAACGGATTTGCTAAACTCATTGATGGTTCACACGATTATTACACCCAACTACTGAGTATCGCGATACTTACCGAACCGCAGACCCACCCATTTTCTCCACGTTTTGGCGCCTTTGACCCGAGCTTTATTGGGATTGATAAAAGCCTTTTTGTTCTTACTGCCGCAAAATTTGTTCCAGAAGTTGAGATTATTTCCGTTAACAGCGAGTTTGATGAGAGTAATGGAAATGTCAACGTTTCTTTCGAATTTAGACGAAAGGCCTCATAGTCATGCCAGTAGATTTTTCCAAATACATTGATTTATCAATTTTCAATTCTCAGCCTGGAGATATTTATCTCGATGCCATAGAGGCGGCGCGCACAACGATGCCCGATTTCAATTTGCGCACAGGAACGCCAGAAGATGCCATATTTCAGGCAGCCTCATATATCAGCGCATTAAATATTGCTGCAATAAATCGTTTACCGGACCGCCTAATGGCGGGTATCGCCGGGATTCTTGGAGTTCCACGACAAGACGCAATTCCCGCCGAAGTTGACATAACCATTACGGCAGATAGCTACGTAGGGACGACGGTGCCATCAGGGTCGCTTTTCGGCCATTCGGTGCTATTCGAAGACGAGTTGCAAGAATTTGTATTTGAAACGAATGATGCTCTCGTCATAGACGCCATCGTAGGCCCGGCGCCCGGAGACCCCTATCCAAGCGGCACCGTTGCTGCTACCTGTTTATTTGCGGGAGTCATTCCAACAATCCCCGACGCAACAGAATTAAGTATTTTGAGTTCTGGCTTGACTATTTATTCGGCACTAACCGCCGCAGATTCAAATTTCTCAAACGGCATTGCGGCTGATTTAGACCATGACTATCTATCCCGCGTCACGACACACCTAAAATCACTCAGCTCCGCGATAAATACGTCCTCCCAGCTTGACGCCTATATTCTTTCAAATTACGCAGATACTGTTAGCCGTGTTAAATCTTATGATTTAACGTACGGAGATGAAACCCTTGGCGACATTAGCGTCGCTAGAACCATTACGATTACGAACAAGGCCCTTACAGCGGACGTGGCAACCCTCACGACCTCTGCGGCCCATGTGTTTATTGTTGGTGATGTCGTCACTATCACCGGTGTTGATGCAACGTTTAACGGAACATTCACTATCGTGGCAGTTCCATTGACGACAACATTAACATACACCAAAGTTGCCGCTAACGTTACCTCCGCAGCGTGCGCCGGAACCGCCTCGGGCGGTCAGCCGATTTCCGGTTACGTGACCGTATTCGCCTATGGCCTGAATACATTTTTAACAGCTACACAAAAAACTATAATATTTAATGACATAAGTGGTTTTTCGGTAGCTGGCTTAGTATTCGCAGTGAAGAATCCCACCCTGTTGACCTTAACGATTACCGGCGACATAATCATTGACGACAGATACAATGCCACAAGTCTACAGACCAGTATCGAATCAGCCCTGGTTGAAACTCTAAGCCCCAAACAGTATTCATACTCGGAAGACCGAATTCGTCTTGCGCGAATAACGACATTGATAATGAGCATCCCCGGAGTGGTGTACACAGAAAACCTAGTGCTGACTTCTTCAGGCAATGGCTGGCTGCCAAAATTGGGAAACGATTTACTCTTTCACACAAAGGGAAGTTTGCCGATTTTGACGACTGCTGACATTACGTTTACGTATACCGCGACAGATATCACTTACTAACATGGCGACCAGTGTAAATATTCTTTCCGACACAGACGGGCTGTACGCGGTTTTGCGCGTGTCGAACTCGACTACCGGTGGGAGTTCTGTTTCGGGTTCATCAATCGCACTCGCCGACGTAACCACCAACTGGGTGGTAACCGGTGCGACGGCAAGCGTTATAACAACGGAATTTCTGGTTAATACGCGATTCGTGCTAAGAGTAGCCCCATCTGGTGCGGGCATCGTGACTATTGGGCTATCGGGAATTCCGTTGGTCCTAGCGGACAATGGGCGTGTATTGTCGTTTAATTGCAAGATGAAATCTACTGAGCCTTTTACGGGTCATGCACTTTTGTCTATTGACGGACAACCGGCAGGGGGCCACCACGACACGACGGAAACGGCAAGCGGAGTATATGCCGCCGTACATTCGAATACGACGATAGTCCCGGATGATGGCGTCTATCACACGGCAACAGTACATATAGAGATAACTGACCATGGCGGCCAAAATATCTTTATGACTTTGCCGAATCTTATTGACGACCAGCGATTTTACGACAATTTATTTGTTGCAGGAGCGCGACAATTCATGCCTGATTTCTATTGGGAGCGCGATTCGCAACAATCCTACCCAACAGCTCCATTCCATCGCTTCATAGACTGCCTATTCAGCTCCGCAAACGAGGCCCATCGAGAGTACAAAAAATTACTAGGTCATGAGGTCAAGGAGTTAGTTGGTAAAAATGATTTTCCCGATGAAGACAAATTTAGCGTGCTAACAGATGTGCGGGTGCTTAGGGAGAAATATGTGAATTGGTTGAGCCAATTTACGGGAGCACGATTAGCCAGAAACCTAACCGACGGTACGGGTGCTAATCACTTCGAAAACGCTGGCACCCAGCGTGAGTTTATAGATGCACAATTAAACGGCGCGTTCTACGGCTACGCTGCCGGAACAAGGAAATCCATCTATAATGCCGTTCGTCAGGTTTTGAAAATTACAACCGATGGAGCGGTGAGCACGCAGGTGGTAGGGATTACCCCGCATTACAATAACGACACATGGTCAATACTGGTACGCACTCTAACGAACGAGACCCCGGACGCGATTGCCGGCGAAGAGAGCCAGCTAGTCTTGAACGCGGTCGAGCCCGCGAGACCATTAGGGTACACAATTTATCACTTAACTGTTGACGCATTTTATTTTACGCTTGGCGATTCCGGATTCGGTCGACTCGACGAAATGCCGCTCGGGTAAAGCAATGCTAATATTGGATACCGCCGATAAGGAGAAATAAAGATGGCTGGCGCCGGAACAAAATTATTCGTGCAGGGAGAAATCCTCACCGCGGCACAAACCAATGTCTATCTCATGGACCAGGCTGTTACTGTATTCGCAACGGCTGCTGCTCGTGACGCGGCTTTCGGCGGAGTCGGAGAACCAACCCTCTCGGAGGGCCGTATTTGCTATTTGGAGAGCACCAATTTAATCCAATTTTACGATGGGGCCGCATGGATTGACTCCAGTCAGTTTTCGGTAGGTGACAGCACTATAACGTCAGCAAAGATTGTTGACGGCGCAATTGTCAATGCTGACATCAACGCGTCAGCCGCGATTGCCCTCTCTAAACTTGCCACAGGCGCCGCGGCAACAATTGTGCTCCATAACTCGGACGGTGTCCCAACAGCAACAGCAGTTTCTGGGGATGTCACAATCACCAATGCGGGCGTCGTGGAGATAGCGGCAGGGAAAATTGTCAATGCTGACATCAACGCGTCAGCCGCGATTGACCTAAATAAAATAGCCGATGCCGTTGTTAACGCTCAAGTAGCCAGTTATACGGCGGTGTTGACCGACAGAGATAAGATGATAGAAATACTCGTTGCTGGGGCTAATACTTTTACAGTGCCACCAAATTCTTCCGTAGCATTTTCTGTTGGCACAAATATCACAATTTTACAAACGGGAGCCGGTCAAACAACAGTGACGGCTGGAGCCGGAGTAACAATCAACTCTTCATTAGGTTTAAAGTTAAGAGCACAGTGGTCATCTGGCACGCTGGTTAAACGAGCAACCGATACGTGGGTCATAATGGGGGATACGGTCATCTAATGACTGCCAAACATCCCGCATCCAGCGGCAATAAAGGTTCCAAGAGGAGAGCCACTAAACCAATAATTGCGTCTGGAACCAGCACAGCGGATGCCAACACCATTATAACTTCAGCTGGATTTGTTGTTGGAACAGTGGCTACGACATCTACGGATGTGCCAGCAGATGATGACAAAGTAATACCTGCGATAACCGATGCCTCGGTGGCCGTACTCGGTACGCCCATTAATTACGCTCGGAAAAGTCCTTTCTTCCCGCCCTTCTTCCCACCGTTCTTCCCACCGTTCTTCCCACCGTTCTTCCCACCCTTTTTCCCGCCATTCTTTCCGCCGTCTTTCGCTAGCTGTAGTGGTGCATGTGGGGACGGGAGTTACTCCTGTACTATGGTTATAGTGTGCGGTGACTTTTTTGGCGTGGGATGTTTTTTTGCTACGGGATACAATGAATGCTCAAAGCCCGGTTGCACCTCATTGGGTTGCTTCTTGACATGTCTTTATTCCTGTTAACAACCAATGAACATAATGCTATGCTAAACACGACGATAGGAGAAAACATATGGCAGCAGGAGACATAACCACGGTGGATGGAATACGATTTCTTGAACTTTCGGCTGTAGGTGCACCACCTATTCCGGGTTATTTCGGTCCTTCTATGCCGAATTCACGCACCAATCCAGAACAATTTAAACTTTTTATATATACCGTTAACGGAGAAGTTGCGTATAAGCAACTATTTTTACTCATGCCGGGTTCCGAGGGTACGATTGCGGCAATGTCATCCGACCCCAAGGTCATTGAGATTCCAGTAAATATGTTAGATTCGGCGCAGATTGGATACATGTACGCCGATGGCGTTTTTTCACGACCAGTAGCATGACCAATGTTAGCGTGGCAGGAATATAAAAAAAAGAACCCTGATTACGAGAACCCAACGGTCAACAAAACACACAATTCGGATTCTATCTTTGTAGCAATTCCAGCTTTTGAAGAAGAAGACCTATATGAAACCGTTGAAGATTGTTTTAAAAAAGCCGCGAATCCAGCAAAAATATTCATAGGAATTGCGAATCAAAAAATAGGAACTAATTTTGAAGATTTTTCTGGATTTCCAAATGTCAGAGTAGTAAATACATCTTCAAAGTTTGCTCTTGGTTTAGGGCTATCCTTTACTATTGCAATGGCATTATACGACTATCAAGAGTTTTTCTTGAGGATAGATGCTCATTCAAGATTTGAACAGGATTGGGATTCAATTCTTATAAAAAACTATAATATTATTAAGGATGATGGTTACGAAAAACCCATCATAAGTTACAGAATCCCATATTTTGAAAAAAAAGCAGATGGAAGCCTGAAATTCAATGATTTTTCCGGCCCGCATGTTCAGGGACTTAAAAATGAACTTATTAACATCACATTGCCAAGAACCGACGGACAGACAACCCTGATTGAAGAAGACACACATATTGAAGAATTGTGGAAAACTATAATCTACAAAGAACACTATTTTGTATCTGGAGGATTCATATTTGCTTCGGGCAGTTTTGTTAAAGATGTATTTGCTGACCCCAGAATTGTATTCTTTGGAGAAGAACACACAATAGCAATGAGGGCTCATGGGAATGGTTATAGAATGTTTGCCATCGGAGAACAAAGTGTTATGACTATGAACAAAACAGAACAATATTTTGAGAATATTGGTTCAAACAATGGGAAGTATATACACGGCTCGCTAACTTTCTTACATCAAAATTTTTCACATCATTATAAACTAATACTAAGGGGTAAAGAATTAGGGTATTTTGGGGCTAAGGACGAAAAGGCATATATGGAATATGCTCAAGCAATGGGGATAGACTACGGGGACATCTTATGAGCGCATGGAGTGACTACAAGGCAAAATTGGGAGAAACCCGTCCGTGGGACATTATCAACCCCAATATAGAAAAGACTACCGAAGAAGTCGCATCCGACAGATGGGCGATTTGTGAAGCATGTCCACGCTTACTTAAAGCAACCAGCCAGTGCATGGAGTGCGGCTGTTTCATGAAGATAAAGGTGAAATTGGCAGCCGCCGTATGCCCTATAGGGAAATGGTGATGATTGTCACTAAAGATAAATTCCTAGACAACGATACCGCCGAACATCTGAAATCTATTATTGCCGAATACGACGGATGGGACGGTTCTGGTCACCCGTTTTGGGCAAACCGCGTCATATGGTTTTCTAAACTGTCAAAACGCGATGCACAACTAATAAACATAATACGCAATCGTATAGCCGCAGTTATTTTTGAAGATTTTACAGGTTTAGATTTCGCAACCGGCACGATAGTTAACAGGAATCATGTTCCTCCGGCGGTTTCGTAATGAACCATAAGTTTGCGCATCATGTCTACTTCTGTCTGTAGCCGTTTTACCTCGGTTTCTGCGACGCGACATTCTCGGAGCAGCATCTCAACATGGTCTTTGATGTAGTCGCGGTTCTCTTCGGTATCCCACAATACTTTTTGTAACCGTTCTATTTCATCGGCCCACTTGTTGAGCGTGGTGCGTATCGTCGCACTGGGTGGGACTTGAGCACCGTTCACGCATAATAACACCAGCGCCCGCATCTCGGCAACAATATCCGTAGTCACTTCGTCTGTACTCATTTCGTGTCTCCTTCACTTTTTAAAGCCGTCACATACATCCGCACCGCGTAATCCAGTGCATACTCGTAAGTCGCGAGCGCAGATTTGAGTGCATTGTTGTAGATGTTCTCCGCTGTGTCCATTGCTGTTTGACAGTTTTTCCACGGCACGTCTACGCGTTTGTTTTCAGTTTTCATTTTGTTTTCCCTTTACTGGTGGGTTGTTCTTTCCGTAGCCGTTCTACTTCGTCACACAATGCGTTGATAACGGATGATATTCGGGGGCCAGCCCAAAGAGCCAGGGCGCGCCCGTTCGCAACAATATCTATCGGTTAGGTCATGTCTATTCTTTGGAATCCCACTGCTCGCTGTCTTCGCCCCATTCTATCCATTGTTGTTGCATCCACAGTTGGCGACGAAAACAGTAGTTAAACCATTTCTTCACATCGTACCAACTGTACCGTTCCGACCAGCGGCGCGGGATAATGGCGCTCAAGTCATACAGCCACAGCCATAACGGTCGCCTGTTTGTGTTTCTCATTAGGCAACCGCGTCAATGACTCGTGTTTCAATGTTCTTACTTAAACAGTACTCGTAGCACTGCTTTGTGCCCTTTGTGACAGGATTGTAAACCCAGACAATACTCGCGCGGTCAGCCATCCACTCGTTGCGAATGAAGTTGGAGTGCCTGCCGTTTTGGTAAACCTTGCGACAAACATATTCAATCCCGCCCGTAGATTTGGCGTAATCGGTCAACACTTGGAAAGGGACGCTTCTGTCTAACTTTAGAAGTGAGTTATGTTTCCAGTAGTAGTCGCCGTAACCAGCATTCGGGATAGCGGCTAGTAACTTAACTTTTTCTATCAGCGCCGCCCCTGCTAACGCCTCGTCGAATCCCTCTGCGAATCCGGATATAACCATCAAGTTGTCGCCGTGTTCAGCCTTCGCGTCTCTCAATAATTCACGGAGCCTAATCATCACTCCGTTATATTTATCTTCATCAAGCACCAGGTTGCGTGAACCAGTGCCCGCGATAACATATTTAGTCATACCACGTTTTCCTTTTCGCCGATGTCTTCTAGTGACTTCTCGTATTCTACCTTCGCCTGAGCGATTTCGGCGCTGTATTCAACCTGTGCGGGCATACACGCTTTTAGATACTTAATCCAGGCGTGGGAGCGCGCCCTCAGGTACTCGGTCTCTATTTCGGCTTTAGTTTTCACTGTCTATTATTTTCTGTTGAAACACATGGTCTATAAGTCTGTCGTTCGCTATCTCTAACTGTACGCGTAGCCTCGCTATTTCTTTGCCGAGACTCACTATGACCGCCTCGTACTGCTCGCCGAAAGCGTTCTCCTGAACTAATAGCCCCTGTAGGCGCTCCACATCCTTACACAATGCGGTCACAATCCCCTGGGCAGAAGCAGGGACAAGAAGACCCGTCCTAATTTGCGCCGCTAGTGCTCGCCCTTCGGTGGCAATATCTGACGCGCCGTAAACACCCCGTTTTGCGTCAGATGCCCTATCTAGTTCCGCGATAGCCTTTTCTCTCGTGGCGTGACGTTCCGCATCTTCTTTAGACCAATTTATTGTGCTCATCGCGTGTCTGCTGACGATGTTATAAACTTGGTTGCCAATGAAGCAATAACCGACCGCAACCGTTCCACTTCAGCAATCCACCCGTCGAGCATTGTCAGCGTGACGATAGTTGCTTTTTCATGAGTCCACGGAAAGGGCGGCTGGCGGGCGACACGCAACCGCATTTCGGCAAGAACATCTACCGGCTTATTCGGGTCAGGAACGTTCATTGCTCTCTCCTCCCAATTCCCAATCAATTACTTCGTAAAAATCAGCGTATTTTAACGAGTGATTCATGATAGCGGCAAGGGGCCATGTAAATATGTTGTGCTTGTCATCTACCCATACCGGTTCGAGTAGTTTTATTGTCCATGATGATGCCACATTGCCATACAGTCGCAAGAATGGGTTATTTGTCGATTTGACGAGTTTAGTTTTCATCAGCGACGGTTCTCGTTATAGTTATCAACCGCTTCTTCTACTATCATTGTTACGAGGACACCAAACGCGACGGCGATGAAAGCGAAAATAAGGAAGACCGCGGCCCACCCCAGGGAATGTAGTCCAAAGATAATCCCGAATATCGTAAAACCGATGACCGTCATCAGTATCCAGAAATACACCGTTTGTGTTGTCAGTTCTTTACTCATTTCGTACCCATCCTCTCTCAATAGCCCACGCTGTTGCTGTATCTGATGCGCCAACCATCCTTTTGTGTCATCGGCAGCAACAACAATGTCTAGGATACCCCGTAGCCGTTCCACTTCGGTTGCCCACCTACGCATGTCTTTCGCCGTGAACGGGTTGTCTAGTGCGGTTTCTTGCCACTCAGCCTGGTCACGCATCTCGGCAACAATATCTACTTCACTCATGACGGGAAATTCATAGCCCGGTCGCGGACGGCATCTGCCTCGGTGTATGGTCGTCTGCCGAGACGAATGTTCTCGCCGGCGGTGTGTTCCCGAAACTTGTCAAGTCCGTCGTATTCTCTCCCTAGTTTGGCGAACACTTCGTCGGCGAGTGCATCGGATTCTTCCTTACGGAGAGCATGCTGACGATTCGCTTCGGTGCCCGCTTCGTACTCGTCAATGTCCAATATCGCTTCGGTATATTTTTCGCATGCTTTAGCCTTCGCTGTCGCAAACTGTTCATGTATTATCCCGAGATTATGTTCACGCATAACAGTGGCGTTCGTGATTTCGGCGACAAGTACTGACAGTTCGTACTCTCGTGACTTTGGGTAAAGTGTCATTTCGTGTACTCGCACAAATCAGTGTAGATAGCGTTTACTCCTGCACCACGCCGCGAGTAACTTAACCCGCCGTCGACGTAGATTTCGGTGTCGGAATTATCCGCACATTTACACGCAACCCAATTATGACGATGGGTAGATTCTATAATTGTGTCGCAAGTTAAACAGTGTGCTGCGTTTCTGGTAAGTCGTGGGCGTTTTGGTACTACGGGGTATGGTGGGTTTGGTTCTCCAAGTATGGCTTTCGCCGCGATTTCTCTCCAGTCGGCAGTCGGGGACATGTACGGCTCAATGCCGTGTTCGCGGTTCATTTCTAGGTACTCATCTGCCGCCGACACAACTTCTCGGTACGGTTCGCCGATACTGAATACTTCTGACTCTATGGATATGGATTTTTTTAGCAGACTGTTCTCTGCTTGTAGCGAAGCGACCTGTTCTTTCAACAGCAGGACATGTTCTTTGTAGCCGTCGGACTGTTGCTGTAGCCGCCCGATTTCATCCATGTCACTGTAATTACTCATTCCTGTCTCCTAATTGTAGGGTCGGCGGCGATTCTTATTAACGCCGCCTTTTCTCTTTCTAGATGGGTGTTTTCTACTTGTAGCCGTTCAACTTCGGAGCACAAAAGGTCAACCGTCTCCGAGTCAATAACCCACCCAATATCACCAGTCGCATGCAAATTCCCGGCGACCAAACGACCCATGGCGACGATGTCTACCGTTTCGCATATGCCCGTTTGTATCGCCAACCGGCGCATCTGGCTCTTAGATTTAGATTGAGTCATAATATCAAACAGCCCTTCAAGGTCTACTGGCTCACTATTTGGTTCGCTCATCGGGCGTCTCCTACTCGCTTTTCCTTCCAGGTTTGGATAATATCGGAAATAGTTTCCAGCGCGTTTTCTATGTTGTCGGGGAGAAATCCCATGTCTGTATCAAACACCCGTTTAATCGTGACAAGCGTGCCTTCGTTGTTATTCATAACATCCCTCTCTCCGTCGTCGGATTCGTAATAAACGACCAGTGAGCGCAGATGGTTGACTTCCGCCCGTAACGCTTTATTGTCTGCCTGCAAATATCTGATGTGTCCGTCAGCCATCCCTAGTTCATCGGTTTTTAGCCGTTCATCTACTTCGGGTTCCATGGCTTCCTCCTGGAGGTCGTTCAACAGTTTTATCCCAACTAATTCAGATTGTAGCCGTTCTATTTCAAACTGAAGCGAGTTGGCGCGGGCGCGTTCGGCAAACCAGTCGCTGGTTTCAAGAGTTTTAATTACCGTGCGCTGGCGGTCAATTTCTTTCTGTAGCACTTTCATTTCTACTTTTTCCAACCAGTGCACTTCTGCCTGTAGTTGTTCCACTTCTGCCCGCAAACACTCTAGTTCGCTCCGGTAATTGGCAATACGAGATTTAAGGAATGCTGTTTCCGTAACCGTAATCCCATTCACTTGATATTGCGTCTCATTCATTGCTGTCTCCTGTCTGTAGGTTTCTGCGGAATCTGTCTGTGACACTTGAAATCCGTTGGACATCACCTTTGAAATCATGTTTAACCAAAAAATATTCGTCGGCATAACTAGCCCAATCAATCAGACATTCTAAAGCGTCTTGTGCCGTCGCTAAAAGAATCGTTTGGTCTGCTTGTAGCCGTTCCACTTTTGCCCCTAGCGTGTTAGTCATCTCTATCTGTTTAGCGAGTTCCACACGATGCCATTCCACCAACGCTTCTAGCCGTTCCACTTCTCTGTTTAACATTCCGATTTCTGCCTTCAGGAGTTCCACATTTATTCGCTTTGCCGAAGGTTCTAGTTCTTGTAGCCGTTCCATGTGGTCAGCCCACTCATTAAAAGTATCAGTGGTAGGACAGCCCTCAAGCGCGTAAGCCCGCATCTGGGCAACAATGTCTACTGGTTCACTCATTGCTGTTCTCCTTCTTCGTCGATGGCTTTTAGTGCATCTGAGAGACCAACCGAAGCATCGCGCTGAGCCCTGTCCATGGCATGTGACGCATCAAAATCTGCTTTATCATA